GTTTCGGTTCTACTGGTCTAGGAACCACGGAAGAAACACCCCATCTTATTTCTAGGTAAGCGGTATCAATGAGTCTGGAGCTATACATAGGCCCCATGTTTGCAGGTAAATCATCCTCTATTATTACCATACTCCGTAGAAATAGATTCATAGAACGCCCGACACTGTGTATTACAAATTCCATGGATAAAAGATACACAATGGAGTCCAAAGTAGTCAGTCATGACAGGGACTCGTATGCCGCCATCGCCGTTTCCACTCTTTTACCACTCCTAGAATCCCAACAGTTTCACCAAGCGAAATGTATTATTATAGACGAGGCGCAGTTTTTCACTGATCTCAAGGACTTTGTTGTCACTGCTGTAGATACATACGAAAAGGATATAATATGTGTAGGCCTTGACGGTGATTCCGAAAGAAACCCCTTTGGACAAATCATTGATCTCGTTCCCTACGCCGATAACATAAGAAAATTCAAAGCATACTGCACACAATGCGCCGATGGCACGCATGGCATATTCAGCTATAGGAGGGCATGGGCCCCTCAGACACAAATCAGTGTCGGCAACGAGGACCAGTATGAAGCCCTATGTAGAAAGCACTACTTGGCCGCGCGAAAATTGGACTTGCCTCGTAAATAATTCGCAAGTATGCTACAAACGAAGGATTATAAACACTTTTGTGTAGGGGATGTAGAGTTTGAAGGGGCCAGCGCCGCCGCAAAAGCTCTCCCTGGAGACCGAGTTAGGGTAGAGGACGGGCGAGTGGTAGAGATACTCGAGAGAGCACCCCACAGAAACATTGTAGGAACACTGGAACTTGCGAGCAAATATCGGTATGGAATGACCTCCAAGAATCACCCCATCTATCTATTTAGCCCATTTACAGAGTCATATCCGCCCTTTTATGTGGGATCCGCCCACAAAGATACATCCCAAAATGTCCTCGCCATTATTGATTTTGCGCATTGGACGGAAACATGTCCTCGTGGGAATCTCCAACAAATTCTTGGAGTCGCGGGTGATTTGGCGACTGAAGAAGAAGCTCTCGCAATTCAGGCGAGTCCCCTACGTTGGAAGAAGCTGGAGGCTCTTGTGTCGCCGACACCCATAGAGACTCATATGAAAGGAATCACCTTTCATGTAGATCCACCAGGATGTAAAGATATAGACGATGCCATCACGCTGAATCCACTGGATGGAAAAACAGAAGTGAGTATCCATATCGCGGATGTCGCCTCCTGGCTTTTAGCAAATCCGGAGTTAATATCGAAGGCAGAACAAATAGGACAAACCCTCTATAGGGATGGTGTGGCAATCCGACCCATGTTTCCTATTGAATTATCCGAGGGGATCTTCTCCCTTCTTCCTGGCGAAGATCGCCGCGCTGTAACTCTGCGCTGTGTATGGAACAAGGCTGAAAAGAAGCTGGAGGCCTTCACGTGGAGCCTGGAAATGATACGCGTAACTCAAAGTTTCACATATCATTCCGTTAGCAAGTCCATGTTCGCATCGGAATTGGAAGAAATCTGTAGTGGAATCGCGAATAGACCGGTGACAGATTCACACGAATGGATTGAACAGCTCATGCTTCTTTACAATCGGGAAGCCGCCAAAGTCTTACGGGAAAAGGGCGCCGGTGTCTTACGGAGACATGCGGGTCTAGATCAGGCGCGATATGATACATACGAACGCCTCGGACTTCCTGCCGACAAACTTGCCATGGCTGCAGGGGAATATTGTGCGGCAACGGAAGACGATACGCGGCATTGGGGACTCGGCCAGGATGTCTATTGCCATGCGAGCTCTCCTATTCGTCGCTGGCCCGATTGCGTAAATCAAATGATTCTTCTAGGACACACGGCAAATGCTAGCATAAAGCACATGAACACAAGAGCCAAATCCTTCAAGGTCTATGAACGCGATATGGTATTTGTTCGTGCGCTCTTAACGAATCACGATAAGACATTGAAAGGGACTATCGCAGAATTTGGGCGAATATGGATACCGTCCTGGGGGCGTATTGTGAAATCGGATACGAGCAGCTTTGACCCAGGGAGTGTCGTGGCGATTCAATACTTCTGCGATGCCACGAAGCGGAATTGGAAACGACGGCTCGTGCTAAAATTGGAACCCATTGAAACTATTACAAGCTCCTAAGAATGTACAAGTATAGGGAAATATACTACGTGTTTGTTGTAGCAATTATTCTTACAGTTCTCGGAATTATAGGGGTTCTCAGGGAATTACAACCCAAGGATCTTTACGCCATCTTTCTCGCCATAGGTGGATTAACACTTATGTTCATAACCACACTTAGCATCACGGGCTGGGTGTTTCATATGCTAAGAGGGGAGTCTGCTTCGAGATAAATATGCGGGTGTGTTCCATTTTTCCACATATATCTGGGACATCAAAATCAGATATTGCACTGAATTTGTCGTAACATTCTTGGCGTATTCGTTTTGGAATCAAGGAGCTCCCGTCTGTGATAGCCTTGTTCAAATCTGCCTTGACATATTTGAGAAACGTCTTACAATCTTTTCGGGCGGCATAGGGAATTGTAATAACTTCCTCTATTTTGGATCGGATATTTGCCCAATCACTCGCTAATTTTCTATGAAGCTGGCTAGACGCCTGATATCCCAACTTGTCCTGTAGAATATTCAGGGTGGACGCTGCTATACTAATTCCCCCAAAGATCCATGCGAACTGAAATCCATCTATAGTTATCCCACCAGCGATCATATTGGATATGCCAGCGACTGCCGTCAATGTGTTTATCGTGATCATGAATTGTTTGGAACGTCTGTTAAAAAGAGAAAAGGACTCGTTATGCATCCATTCATAACATTTGGCATTATCACACCAGGATGCAAGGAGCTCATCTATCGTGGAGGACCACCCGAACGAAGCCCCCTCTTCTGTATCTTCCGCCATATCTATACCTTTTCATATTATATTTAATTGCTGAAAAGACAGTGCCGTGAATGTATCAAACATATTCGTTCTACCCCTTCGGGCAAAAAGGCATGGGCATTCTGGCACATTTTCTAGGGCTATAGTAGAATGCAGCCAAAGCAAACTAGAAGAATAAAAAGGGCGGGAACGCGTAAAAAGCAACGCGGTGGTTCTTCTGCTTCTCAGCCAGATATATACATTGTATATTTTGCATATATGGATGTAGGAAATCAAAACTGGGATACTTCACGCGCAAAGAATTTGATTTTGGCACAGATAAAAGAATTGAATGATACGGGTCTCGCGGATGCCGCAAAAAGGATTGATATTGTTATTACAGCTCCGAAGAGCAGTAATTTCAACAATTCCTCTATTCTTAAATTGGACAAGGCTACAAGGAATATCAAAGGATTGTCCGATATCATTAAAAAGAAAGTCGTTATTCACGGCGAACGAGGGAATGCGTTTGAATATCCAGGTCTCCGAAAGGTCTGGGATACTGCCAAGTCTATCTATGAAGAAGATCCTTCAAAGAGTGATAAGAGTGTGATTTTATATTTTCACTCAAAGGGGATGAGTAATGGAAATAAAAATAATGTGAAAACGGCGGAAAATAAAATGCTCACGGATATGGTAATAACACCCTGGAAGAAAATCATAGAACGATTCGCATCGGAGCCAAAACTGAATAAAGCAGGTCATTCGGCTCCCAAAGATGGTGGGTGGATTTGGTATAACTTTTGGTGGGCGAGGGCGAGTTATATATACGGTCCTACAACACGATGCCCTCGGCCTATTTTGACAGATAGACGGCACTATTACGAAGATTGGCTGGGTCGCAGAGTGCCCACAGAGGATAAAACAAATGCAGATGATAGCAAAGAACTGGGAACACAGTCGAATGCGAGTGATTGTCTGACATTGTGCCAAGAGGGCCCTTCTGGAAAGCTGGGACTCGGCCTACATCCTGCGTTTGATAAATGCCCCGTAGATAATCCAGTTATAGTCTCAGGGCCCGTTTAGACCCGTGCGGATTTTAAATGAGGGTTTTCAATCTTAAAATTGATGTTTTTTGTTATGATATCTTATAATAACAACAAATGTCTACAACTACAATTTATATTATATGCCTTGAAGGCGGTAGATATTATGTAGGAAAGACTAACAATCTAGAAAAAAGGAAACAACAGCATTTGAATGGAACCGCTTCTGCCTGGACAAGAAAATACAAACCTATTTCAGTTGAAAAAATTATTCCAAACGCCAGTCACTTTGATGAAGATAAATATACAAAAGAATATATGTCTAAATATGGTATTGACAAGGTTCGTGGTGGTTCTTATGTTGAAATAGAACTTGATGATTTTCAAAAAGAAACTCTAAATCGTGAGATTTGGGGTGCAAAGGATCTTTGTAAGCAATGTGGAAGGCCAGGACACTTTGTGAAAGATTGTCATGCTAAAACAGACGCTTCAGGTAATAAGATACCATATGAAGTGGATGCTGATGAATGGGGTTGCGGCGTTCATGAAAAATCGTGTAAGGAAAAAAGTAAGAAAGAGGGTGCTTGTTATCGGTGTGGTCGCCCAGGTCACTATTCTCCAGATTGTTATGCTATAACACACCATAGGGGTTATACATTAGATTCTGAGGGTGATTATGAGGATGAATCTGAGGATGATTCTGAGGATGAATCTGAGGGTGATTCTGAGGATGATTCTGAGGATGATTCTGAGGATGATTCTGAGGGTGATTCTGAGGATGATTCTGATTAAAAGCTCATTTAAAATCCGTATGAGTCTAAAAGCACATTACAGCCTCAAATACAGCGAATCACAGACCGCCATATCCCTCATTACCTTTTCCTCCATCCCCCGCATTTTTTCTAGCATCTCCGTGTCCTTGGCCAGAGTTGCTAGAGAACGCAATTCCTCTAACAGATTTCCAACTTTCGATAGAAGCCGCGTGAAATTCCCCTCGTAGCAGTCATAGTCCATACATAGCTGGTGTAGGGTGGCACCTTGAAGCCATAACCATACCGGCTCTACCCAGGCCGTATTCAACTCCCAATAGGAATTGCGAGGGGGGTGTTTCAATTCAAAGCGCTGATTCTCGCTCGCTGTTCTCTGTATGTTCTCTAGGGCGTGTATGACTTCTTGAGGCACATCCAATGACTGGAGAGAAGGCATCTCCTTCCCCTCTTGTAGAAAGGCGGTCAGCACGGCGAGAATCATCTCCGCGCTCAGCTCCTTCAATAGGCCCTGCGAATATGCCTGCGTCATAAGAATAGGATGGCCCTCATTTATTTCTGTTGCCATGGTGCCCAGGCTCGTGAGCCGTAAGTCGGTAACAGGCTCTTCTAAGAATCCCATTGCTCCCAAGGACCGTAGGCTCGGCCACACACCCGCGGTAGGATCTCCCATAGAATCCAGATCGCGTATGAGTTGCGCTATGTTTCGCCGTGTTGCACAATATGCCGGCCAGACATCTTTTACAAGAGCGCCCCAGCGTGGCCCCATGTGACTATTCTCCCACGCCCCCCATGCCTTCTGCGCCTCTCGTTTCGCCGCATTTACGGCCCCCTTCAATCTTGCGGCCAGCTCCTCGCGCTGCTCCATAGCCTCTAACTCTGCCGGCGTCACTGTAAATTCCGCAAGGGCTTTCTCCTCCTTTTTCAACTCTGCCGAGACACCTGCGAGGAGCGCCTGATGTCTTTTATACCAATAGGATTGGTGAAGGAGCTTTATCCAATCCAAGTTCCCCGACTGGAGCGTCTTCAGTAGAAAGTCGTAGTGAAAGGTCATGCGGGACTGAAACGTTGATTTCGCCCCCGTCATCATTCGCCGCACATCCTCCAAATCTTCCGGATGTCTATCGGGTAGATATAGCACGAGCCCCTTGTCGTCTTTTCCGCGCCTGCCCGCCCTCCCCGCCATCTGTATGTATTCATCCGTGTTTAACATGCGTTGCCCCCCCGTCGCATCATCATATTTCCTGTAGGCAGTAAAGACCACTGTCTTTGTAGGCATGTTGATACCGACCGCAAACGTCTCCGTGGCAAAGAGGAGTTTCACAAATCCCTTGCCAAAGAGAATCTCCACGATTTCTTTGAGAACAGGCAACAGGCCACTGTGGTGAAAGGCAATCCCTCGTTCTAACAAGGGGCGCAAGGTATTGTATTGTGGCATGCGCAATAAATTCTCGCCATACCGGTGCAGGTGGAAATCAAGAATATGTTTTACAGAGGCCGTGTCCGAAGAATCCAATAGGGTGTGTTCCGAATTCTCTGCGAATCGTTCACAATCCTTTCGCGAGAAGACAAAGAAGAGAGCTGGGAGAAGATTCTGTTCCTGAAGGCGAGCCACCAATTCATTCATCTGGTGTTTATACGCCTTGATACCCCCCTTTCGGCTCACAGGTCCATCCTCATATCCTCCGCGCCTCCTATCGGCCACCAATGCCTTGTGATCCTCCGCCATTTTCAACTCCCCTTTTCGCCATCCGAGCCACCCTTTATAGTTCTGGGCCTCAAATCGGTCTTTCGCGTCCATAATAGGCACGAGCTGATCCCCCTGATACACGGCATGGAGAAGTGGGACAATTCGGTATTGTGTAGAAATGAGATGAATGGGTTTTTGCTTCAATTCACCCAACCAGCTCGCAAAGATTTCAGGGGATTCAATGGTTGCCGAAAGAAGAACAAGATTCACTTCGCGGGGGAGAAGAATCATTGTCTCCTCCCATACGGCCCCACGATCCCGATCATTGATATAGTGGCATTCATCAAAGACCACCGCATCTAGACGATCCAGGCTCAGCGCCGCGGTAATTCCCAGATTCTTCGTTGCCGAATCATGTTTAAAGAGGAGATTTCTGAGAATCTCCGTGGTCATTATTACGACATCGGCGTCTGGTTTATATTTAATATCTCCCGTCATAATTCCCACACTCGGATACATGCGCTTGAGATCATCAAACTTCTGATTGGAGAGTGACTTGATAGGGGTTGTATAGAAGACACGCCCACCTTTTGCCAGGCTGTGTGCTATCTGGTATTCACCTACGAAAGTCTTTCCAGATCCCGTTTTCGCTGTTACGAGAACATTTTCATCGCGGCTTATTGCAGCTACGGCGTGTTGCTGAAAGGGGTCTAACGCGAACTTTAACTCCATCGCAAGCTTCTGGGGCATAGTGCCACAGGGTTCAGATGGTTTTACGATATTCAAGAATGCCGACATGATCTTATAAACATTACATCATGCCCGAAACACTATCAATTTTATCATTCATTACTTTCTGGGTTCGGCGATGGGTTTTCCCCTTGTTAGACCTTGTTTTTCTAGGTCCCTTAAATACATCTCCGCTATTTGTTTGCGCCAAGGAAATCATTGAATCAACAAGCTTCTTCACAGATTCTCCCATCGCCTTCATAGATGCACCCATTGACTTCTTTTGAGTAGAGTTATTCGCCGCGGACACATTTGGAAATGATACCTTTTTTGTCTTTTTTGGAGGCATAGATGCGAATTTCCCCTGATTTCTATCAATATATTCCTGCATCTTTGCCTGGAACGCGTTTTCACCTTGTTCTTTACGAATCTTGTGAAGTGCGAATGCCTCATAGGCCTTGGCCTTGGGTGCCTTGGGTGCATTACCGAATGCATTCGTATAGGCTGCCTGTAAATCATGTAGCGTTTTCATACGATCGTCCAGAACCGATTTTGCGGCGGCACTCATCGGCTTTTTCGTAGGTAAAGCAGGAACAGCTATATTTTCACCCTGATTCATACTAGCGGCAAGTTCTGCTTCGGCATTGTTGGCAGGAACTTCTGCGTTGGCCATGTTATTGGCAGGAACTTCTGCGTTGGCCATGTTATTGGCAGGAACTTCTGCGTTGGCCATGTTATTGGCAGGAACTTCTGCCGAGTTATTGGCAGCATTGTTGGCAGCATTGTTGGCAGCATTGTTGGCAAAAACTTCTGCCGAGTTATTTGCAACTCCACTGTTATTCACAACATTTCCAAATTCATCCTGCTCTGTTGGCGAGGAAGCGTTTTCTGCGCTCATCTATTCTATGGCAGGATTTAATATCTCGGGCCGTTCCATCCAGCCATATCCGGATTCTCTTTCTTCTTTTCCGGGGCAGGTGGGGGTGGCGGTTTAGGACCAAATGTTGTCACCGCATACGGAAGCATATAAAGCGACAGGGATACGGTGATAAATATAAATATCATGCTTCGCTCCTTGAAAAACATGGCAAGGGCGCCCACAAAGATTAAGAAAGCCGCGTGTGCTGCGAGGGCCCGGGGACCATGTTCTTTCGAATATTTCTTAAGAGCATCAATCATTTCATTATTCCCTGAAGGTATCAAATTAATGGCACCGTAATAAAATAAGACATCATGAATGAGCTGAACCACAATAAGAGCGCATACGAATACAAAAGGAGACCACGCATGCGCCGTTTCCGTGTAGAATCGCGTATAGCCCCATCGGGCCACTTGAAATAGGATAACAATCAAGCTCGTATTCGCAAGAATACCTTCCAGGCCAAACGTGTCAAAATAAGCATTCAGACTATTCCCACCAATTACACCCAGGCGTGTAAGAATAGTGGCAAAGTTAATAGCAATCACGGTGGCCGACGCAATAGGCAATATATCATCCGCCTGTTTATAGTCGCCAATATCACCGAGCCTAAAGATATCATCTGCGGAGGCTTTGAACTCCATCTATATGTATATCAGATGGAAGTTGCCGGCTGGAATTGTTATCTTTTGAAAACCTGCGACGAAGGCTCTCAAAAGACATATGTAGGTGTTACGCCGGATCTGGACAGACGCTTACGACAGCACAACGGGATTCAATCCGGTGGAGCAAAAGCGACTCATGGACGCGTCTGGGAGCGCGTGTGCCATGTGCGCGGGTTCCCAGATCATCGGGCAGCTCTCCAATTTGAATGGCGCTGGAAACAGATTTCACGGGGTTTGAACGGTTCTCCTGTGGATCGGCGTTTTCAGGCTCTACAGATGTTGCTCGGACTTGACCGACCCACTTCCGCCGCTGTGCCGTATAGTGAATATGCCGCCCCGCTGGAAGTTGTTATGGAGTCGTCGCAAGAATCTCCTTGAAGCTCCTGTCTAAGGCCTCCACCTTCTCCTCCTCCCGTTTCGGATCCAAATGCGGATAGAGTTCATACAGCTCTTTTAATTTCGCCGTGGCCTGTTCCAACTTTTCCTGGAGACTCACTTCTTTCGAACTCGTAGACTTCCATAAAATCCCCTCTGTCTTGAATTCAATGGCGAAGCGATCACGGTGATATCCGTTCGCCTGCACATACCATACATGTTTCGGAATATCTTCCGGTTTAATACCACACATCGGTGGCAGCTCCACATTCCTCTTTTTCTTCGCATGTCCCGTCGTAGCCACGGATGCATCTATACATCTCAGATTTTCACGCCGATTATCAAGGCCATTTTTACTAATGTGCTGAACAATGTGGCTGGGTCCGGGTTTCATTAAAAAGTTGTGCAAATAGACTTCCCGCTTTTTGATTTCGCCGCCCGATACATCTACTTTCACAGATGTGGCAATATAGTTTCCAGATGCGAAATGCCATGTGTGTTCTTTGACTGTGGGAAGATCCGCGCTGTCAAAGACAAACTCAATTAACATTCCTTTAAAGAGAATACTCCCTATTGTTGCGACACCCACTGTTCTATACGATACCTTCCCCATTCCTATTGTGGGCGGGGTTAGACACCGGGGTGGATTGGGCGCAAAGAAAGTCATACAGTTTGTCAAATTGAAAACTCCCAGCCAAGTGTGTGAAATATGTCTCCCCAATAAATGCAGGAAGCTCTTTCTCGTGATAAATTATTTTGTTAATCATCCACAGTCCATTCCATTCATTCGGAATACAGACATATTTGGCATCCCGCACCAGGCAATATCCTATAACTGTCTGTTCATATATATATCCTCTCGGATGATGTATGGCAGTTTCCTTGTATGTTTCATATATCTTTCTTAAATATTCTCCATGAATCGCAGGGCGAGCAATCATCACGCCCGAGTTCGGAGCGACATCCGTTTCCAGATGAAATCCACATAATTTGTAATAGTCTGTGGCGCTTGTTTCCCATCCACATCTTGCTTGCATGGCAAGCCGTAGTTCTTTTGTAGGCTGGGCGAATTCATTTACGATACCAATCTTCTCTGTGAAATCTGCCACGGTATGTATGGGTGGCGAGTCGGCTCGTATATAAATATCTGCGTCTATGAAAATAAGTATATCGTAATCATAGCTCCATGGCTGTGAAAATACTAGGGCCTTTTGAAAACTTACAAGATCTTTATGCATGAGATCATCGTCTAAATATTCGGTTATTACTTTGAATTCATACCCATGGCGTTTCGCGTAGGCTTCTTGTGAGGCACGAAACAGGCGGGAATATATTTCCAAGTATCTATCGCCAATTGCGAGTGTTACAAGGGCTATCATCATATTTAATAAATAATAGTATTATTTTAGACCAACGGGCATTTCAAACCGACACTTAAATGTTATACACATATAATATTCAAATGGCGTATGAGCAGAAGTTTGAGTTGGTTAGAAATTCACTCATTTCATATTGTAGAGATTGTATTTCAGAAAACTATGAAAGAATGTTTGATACGTGGTTAAGTTTTGAAGCCGATATGGAGTTTGGTTATGGCTATCAGGATATATTTAAAGAGCACTTTGGGGATTATATAACTGATGAAATAAAGGGACAATTATGGTTTGCTGGTAAAAATATAATCTATGCGATTAATTCTTTTATTTCGTTAAAGAATGATGATTATGAACTTGATGAACTTCTTGAGTTTGTAGAAAAATTTGTGTCTGAACAACTTGATGATTTTGATAATAATTATGATACGACTGAATGGTTTAATAGTGATAATGAAAATGTTGAAGAAACTAAAAAAGATAATCCACAATAAAGTGCCGGTTTGAAAATTATATCACCTGATGGTCTTCCACGTCAACTCAATAATCCCATCTGTAGAAGGTTCTACCTTATATAGATGATTTATATTCTTAAATTTTAATCACGCGCTAAAAATATACAAAACACAATACAAATAGCCGCAATTTTAATTGCTGTATGCAAGACCACCCATACCAGACATGACGCGGAGAACGTTGTAGTTGGTGGCGAACACATACACGGAGGAGCTGGTGACAGACCCAACGGCGTTGTTGGACACGGTCAGCAGCAGAGTGGTGTTATCAATACGGGACAAGTTGCAGGTCCCGCTGGGCTGGTGCTGCTCAGGCTGCAGGGCAAAGGAATACACGTTGATACCGACGGCGGGCACGTTGGTGTGGTGCTGGTAGGGCTGCACCTCGTTAAAGTAGCGTCCCTCACGCACCTGGAACCTGTCGTGGCCGTTGAGCTGGAGAAGGGCAGTGACGCAAGGATTCTTGCCAGCCATGCCCTCCACGCGGGTGACGGAGTAACCAGACTCCAGCACGGAGCGGTCCCACCAGTCAGAGAAGTTGAAGGGCTGCTGACCCTTCCAGCTGTTCACCACAGTGTCATCGCAAGACACGAAGGAATCACGCTGCACAACCCACACAAGCTCCTTGCAAGGGTGGTTGAAGTTCAGCTTGAGCTTGTTGGCGGAGGAGGTGATGGACTCGGCGCCCGTGAACTGGAGGGTCTCGATGAGGTACTCGTGAGACACCTGGGCGAACTTGCGTCGCTCGTCCGTGTCGAGGTAGATGTAGTCCACGTAGAGAGAGGCGGCCTGGAGGTTGGCGGCGGCCACGCGGTCTCGGATGGTGTGGTAGTTGGAGGTGATCTGAGGGGTGACGTCCCAGCAGAGGTTGCGGAGGTCGTTGAACTCCAAGTTGATGCGGACCTCGTGGTATTGGAGAGCAATGAGAGGGAGAGCCAGACCAGGGTTGCGGCAGAACCAGAACTGGAGAGGGATGTAGAGGGTGTAGGCAGGGGCGCAGTTGACCTGCTCGTTGGAGGAGTTGGGCTCCCCACCGGCGCAGTCATCGTCGCAAGGCTCACCACCCTGCACCAGCAGGTTGGTCAGCACGGGCACGTTGCCAACCATCTTGGCGTAGCCACCCTGCTTGCCGGCCTCCTGGGTGAGCTCATTCCAGATGTGCATCCAGTTGCCGTAGTGCTTGTCGATGCGCTGGCCACCAATCTCAATCTCCACGGACTTGACAAGGTTGTGGCCCACCCAGTTGAGCCAGCGGAACTGGGCACCAGAGCCATCGCTGGTCTGGAGGGTGACCTGAGGCAGAGTGGCCTGCAGGTACATGCGGTGGATCAAGTCACCATTGCGCTGAATGGTGCAGGTCACACGCTTGCCAAAGCCAGGAGACCCGTTGAAGGGGTTCTCAATGGACTCCATGGCAAAGTTGGTGTGACGACGATAGACCACCTTGAAGAAGGTAATCTGGGGATTCCCAGTCAAGTAAACATCCTGTGCGCCATAAGCTACAAGCTGCATCAAACCGCCACCCGTCATTTGTTTATACCCCTTCACAAGAAATAAATTTCACGGGGGCAGGAGATTTTTAGCGAAGCCGGGGAGATCTTGAATTTTTCGCCCTTTTTTTGACTATTTCACGGGGTCTGCCGGGGACTTCTTTTTTTAGAGAGAGAGCGCGCAGCCGAATATAGCCTAAACGAACATCCTCAACAAAATGAAGAATGACATCAGAGGATGCATTTTTTAAGATTCGTCCCACGAAACGGAGCAATCCTGAAGCTAGAACTACGCTGGATTCGCTTCACACCCTTCGAGTCCAAAATATGCTTGATCGTGAAAAAGATATTGAATCTTTGAGGGAGGAAATGTCTCAACTACAGAAATCATGTCGTGAAACACGGGATGAGGTCGTATATGAACAGTTTCAAAAGCGTATAAAAGATCTGGAAAAAGAAATAGAAAAACGTAATGGAGGAAATGAATTATATGACTATTTTTTAAACACCGGTGATATCTTGTATGATTATTATGAAATTCAGGAAAAAATCCAGAAAGGCGAAGAGCCTCTTATGAAACGAGTCGCATCGAAGCCTGGGTCTGTTCTAGCAGCTCTAGAATCCGCCGCTGCGACAGAAAATCCAACACGAATTGTAAGCACTACGCCGCAAGGAAGCCAGCAAGGGCGGGACAAACTATTAGAAAAATATTTACTAATGGTTCACCCTGAACATGTCCGCGGATCCAACGAAATTGAGAATGATCCATATGGGGAATGTGACAAGTGTCAGAAGGAGATGATATTTAGCGCGAATGAGGCCGTCTTCACATGCACGGAATGTGGATATCAGGAATTTGTTCTCGTTGATTCGGATAAACCCAGCTATAAGGATCCCCCGCGCGAAGTATCCTATTACGCCTATAAACGTATTAACCATTTTAATGAATGGCTGGCGCAATTCCAGGCCAAGGAAAGCACGGAGATTCCACAAGAAGTCTACGAGGCCATTTGCGCCGAACTCAAAAAGGAGCGTATTCTTGATTATAGAACACTCTCACGCCAGAAGGTGCGGGAGATTTTGAAAAAGCTCAAGTATAACAAATATTACGAGCATGTGCCGCATATTATGAACCGCTTGAATGGGCAACACGCACCAGTGATGAGCAGAGAAGTGGAGGAAAAGTTGCGATACATGTTCAAAGAGATTCAGCCATCTTTTCAGAAAAATTGCCCCAAAGACAGGAGCAATTTTCTTTCGTATTCCTATGTTCTTTACAAATTCTGCGAGTTGCTGGAACTGGACGAATATCTCTCTTCCTTTCCGCTCTTGAAGAATCGCGACAAGCTCTATGTTCAAGATAAGATCTGGGAGAAGATATGCCTCGATCTGGCATGGCAATTTATTCGTTCTGTTTGAGATTGTCTCTCTATTCCACGCGTTTTATATGGGCTGTATCTCGTTCTCGTAAAATTTAAGGAATAAAAAAAGCACATGGTATAATATATATGGAAATCCCGGCTGTCCCCGAGCAGATAACAGTCATGCCTGCGAAGAAGTTTCCGAGCGCTGTAATATATGTGCTACAGTGTATTGATAACTACTACTACATTGGTTCAACTATCAACCATCCACGTTATAGATTGAATAATCATAAAAAAGATTCTACCATATTTCCCGATAGAAATGTATATGCCCACATTAATACCATAGGCTGGGAGAATGTAAAACTGCAAATTGTAGAGCAGTATCCATGTGATACAAAGGAACACCTACATCAGCTTGAAGATCAATATATTAAAGAGTCCTTGGGCGATATTTACTGTTTAAATCATATTAGAGCATCTGTTTCAGATAAAGAACGTAGAGAGAATGTTGCTAACTATTACCTTACCAACAGGGAAAAGATAATCGAGCAACATCGTGAATACATACAAACCAATAAAGAAAATGTAGATGCCTACCATAAAAACTACCGGATTGAAAATGCTGCAGAGAGGGCTGAATATAGTAGAAAATATGCGGCAGAGCATCGTGAGGCGGTCAAGGCGACCAAAAAGGCGTATTACGAACAGCACAAGGAAGAAATTATTGAGAAGCAAAAAGCGTACGTTGAGGCCAACAAGGATGTAGTAAAGCTGCGAAAGAAGGAATGGGCGGAGAAAAACAAGGAGCATCTGGAGGAAAAGCGTAAGAAGTATGCGGAAGATAATAAAGAAGCCATACAAGAGAGGGGCAAGGAATATTATGAAAAGAATAAGAATGTCATTAAGGAAAAGCTAAAAGTCTATCGTGAAGAAAACAAGGAGAAGGCGAAAGAATACATGAAGGCATATAGAGAGCAGAATCGTGAAAAACTATCAGAATCACATACATGTGATTGTGGCGGTAAATACACTAAGAATCATGAGGATGTTCATAAAGCCAGTAAACGGCATGTGAAATTTGTCGCATCTACGAGCCCTTCAACAGCCCCCCATACGTTTCCTTGATTTTATTTGAAGTTTCACTGAAAGTCTCGGGAATATATCATATTTACTCCATACTCGCCTTACAGGCGGGCACCTGGAAAGCCGACGAGATTGGCGCCAATACCGAACCCAGCGCCCTGGCGTGCCGTAGCTCCAATACTGGGGCTCACCACATCCAGAATGGCGAAAACAGCCGCGGCCACTACACCCAGGGTGAGGATCTCATCCCAAGGGAGTCGGTGACGAGGAACAAAGATCGCAGCCACTGCCACAAACAGACCCTCCACCAAATATTTGATCATGCGATTCAGTATCTCGGATGTGGCGTCCATAACTTCTATATTTCACATAGAGATTTTTTCCGAGTTCCTGCGTTTTTTCCATCTAAAGCAAAGCCTCTTGCCTACTACAGAATGTCAAGCCCCGCGCACGAGGATTTTCTGGAAGAGGATGTTGAGATCCCAGGACAGAGGTTCTGTCTCCTAAGTTTCCTCAGTCCGGAGAAGGTCCTTGCAAATAAGGATGTATTCCTTTTCAACCAATTTATCAAAACATACGAATTCCAGAGCCGGACAAAGAATCTGGAGGCCTATCTCATGAACCTTGTGACTGGGATTAACGCAAAGCTGGACAAAGAAGCCGACTCACTTCTAGAACAGGATCTGAGCGGCGCATCAGAGATATGTCGTAAATCTAAAATCCGCCTGGATACCCTCATGGACGATTATCACAACTTTGTAAAGACCAATGAGCATGAGCTAAAAGAGTCAAAGCTCAAGGAACTCTATGACGACTTCCTGTTTGCGAATAGGACAAAGATGGAGGATGAATTTTACGCACAGAACGATTTCCGAACGACGGTTCGTGGTCTGAAGATTCGCGGTGTCTATGGGACACAAGGCGAGGCGGTGGCCCGATCCAAGAAGCTCCAGCGCCAAGATACACTTCATAATATCTTTGTAGGCGAAGTCGGGAAATGGCTTCCATGGGATCCGGAGCCCAGCGAGATTGGTGAGCAAGAATATGCCGAGGAGCAACTGAATACATTGATGAAGAAGTATAAGGAGAATGAGGAGCAGCGCGAGCAGTTCCAAAAGGAGCAGCGTGGCAGGCACACTTCGAAGAGATCCGAGGAGGCGGGTGTGAAAATGATTTCGGATGAAACCTCTTCACCGGAATCATTCTCGGATATGTTCAGTTCCGTGGGACCTGCCGATCTTGCAATGGCCCGTAAAACAGTGAAGGATCTTTCTGGAAATTCTGCGTAATAAGTATAATGCACCCATCCATTCTTGCGCATATTCTCAGTGGAGCATTGATGTTTCTGGCGATATATTTATTTTTTACGAATAAGCTGCGCAACCTTGACCCCTATCGTATGCTCGTGTTAGTCTTATTGTTTTCTGTTACTATCGGTGTTCACGCTATTTCTCATTTGGGCCTTGAGAGAGCCTATGGATATTTTTAGAAGCTCCTCCTCTTAATAAATAAAACGTCTTGTAGAAGTTTTATTTATTATTCTGTGATACGATTCTGTATTATTTTTCAGGGAAGTAATTATTCGTAATAGCAGCCATCACAGGGCGGCAGACATTCTCCTGACAGAACTCACCCTCGCTACATGTAACACCCTTGCAGTCGCCCTTGCGAGAATCAAACCCCCCACTGGCCTGGAAGCCTTCGGGGAATGAACGCGCAAAGGTGCGTCGGATTACAGGGAGGAACGCCACGGCAAAGACAAGAACAAGGAGCAGGCCTACCAGAGAATATCCTTTGCTAACCTTCATATCTACTAGGATTCCTCATATTTCACGGGACCACCGGGAGGGGATTCCTATCATAAAGCTGGGGTTCGTTGGTATTATAACAAAATCCATTCATACAGCGTTTAGGAAATGGGCATGGTTCTAAATCTGTTCCACATCGCTGAGGCTGTCCGTATACTTGAAATCCCTCGCTTGCCAGAATGGGGTTGATGCGGATTATACGATCCGCGACCAAAAATAAAAATGCAAGAAGTGCTATAATGCCAATTGAATACAGATCTATATTCATCTATCGTGATGTGCCAAAATTAAGATACCTATGGACGATGGGGTAGAAACAGCCCTAGTTCTTTTTCTGAACATTGATGGATGGCCCTTTCAGCTTACGTGCATTCATAGGATCAAAGGCATTATCATCTTCTTCCTGTTTATCGCGAAAGTAGTTGGCCGAGTGCTGCCAGAACTCGGCTGCCCCGATACGAAAATCGGGGTGTAGATCGGCTTTATACCAGAAAATACAGTCCTCCAGCTTTGCCGATTGACTCGTATTATCCACCACGAGGCATTCGTAATTCTGGGTACACTGGTCCATGATTTGACAGAAGAACTCAAAACTGGGAAAGGCGGATGCATAATTGTCAAAAATGCGCTTGCGATTTGTTGCGTAGGGTTCGCGCAAAATGAATACAAAGTCCACGTTGGTCCGGAGAGCTGGTTGAATACCAAGAGGATACTGCATCGTGATAATGAAGAATACCTTTAACCAACGCCCATTCATAAAAAGATACCGAATATTCTTATCATGCGTCCAACTATCATCATACATACAGTCATCCAGGATCATAAAGGAGCGAGGATCCAGTCGCGACTTTCCACCCCCTTGTTGCTCTCGCTGAATACGGCCCATAATCATCTTTTGCCGCTTCACGTAATTGGCTAAAATCATGGCCGAGAATTCGCCATGGATAAAAAGAGGGGGAATCATTTTTCCATAAAAGGAGTTGGATTCTTCCGTCCCACTAATCACGGTCCCAAGTGGCATATCTTGGTGATGAAACAGCAAATCACGAACAAGTGTGGATTTGCCCGTGCGACGACGCCCAATAAAAATAACCACGGCATCCTGTGGGACTTTTCGCATATCAAACTTCTTCAATGAGACATTCACAGCTCCCGACATTGAACAACTACATAGTCATTCACCTTTTTTAGCGTGCGTCATACCGCGAACTAAAGGCTCTTATGTTCCGTAAGAAATGGATACAAATCTCCGGGGAATGCAACTACCCTCTCCTCGTTTCCGGCAAGCACCTCTTCCTAAAGAGCTATGTTCCGTGCGTGGCTTTCATTCCCTACAGACCTTTTTCCCCACGCTATCGAGTCTGTATAACCTCAAAGGGAAGCACAAGGAGAGCGTATGGCTCGATTCCAAGTGGAGAATTAGGGGAATTGATATTTCCGGAACATCGGGGCCCTGTTTTCTGAAACTCGTGCCCAATGTCGATGTATCCGGAGATATGTCCCCGAGTGAAACACGGTCGCAATCAGCCTACATGAAAGTCACCCACCTCCTGGATCCTATCCGATGGATGAAAGGGAAATACAGTTTGCCGAAGCAAAATGGTCTGCCTTGGGATACACAAACATGGGCTCCCGCATGGACCAAACTACAGGATTCTTGGAACCAGGCATATGTAGAGGCTGTAGCAAGCTATGCTCTTGGCCGCCTTCGAGATGAAGGTATCTCACCCCACTTTAATGAATTTTATGGAGCTTTCTGTGCTAGGGCCGACATATATAGATACAATCTGACGGAAGAGATCGGCGAATATAGAACTTCGCCCTGGTTCTGGAGGGGTCAGAAGAATTCCCTTTTCAAACTATGCATCCTTGATCGTGTACATCCTGGGACAGATGTTCCCGAGGATATCATGGATGAATATTTACGCGAGCCATCTGTTCTTGATTCGGATTCGGATTCGGATTCGGATTCGGGTTCAGAAGCAGGCGATATCTCTGTGGATTTGGATTCGGACGATGATGAAGTTATAGATGTCAAAATATCCGATGACATGGCATCTCTTCATTCAGATGGAATGTCTGATATTTCATTCACAGAGAATAATCAGCGCAGTGAATCCGAGTTATCCGATGCATTATCTGAAGAGGTGGATGATACTTACAAGATATACGCAGAATTGAACGATTTCCCAGTGATGCTTATCGCCATTGAACAAAATAGTGGCACTATGGATGAGCTTCTTGATTCTATAGAACTTGTGGGGGCGAAACATGGGACGCCCGAGTGGGAGATTCGGTGGTCTGCGTGGCTGTTTCAAGTGATTGCCGCGCTTACAGTGGCCCAGGCCATGTTTGGATTTACGCACAATGACCTCCACACCAATAATATTGTATGGATTCCTACAAGCGAGGAATTTTTATATTACACTCTCAAATCTGGCGCAACATTTAAGGTCCCTACATTCGGAAAACTCTTTCGGATCATCGATTATGGCCGTTCCATTTTTACCATAAACGGAACGCAATTCATCAGTGACGATTTTCGGGATGGGAATGATGCGGGCGGCCAATACGCATTTGAACCATTGACCGAGGGAGCAGATCCTGAAATTCCCCCAAACCCCTCGTTTGATCTGTGCCGACTTTCCGTGAGTTTGTTTGAAGCTCTTTTCCCAGAAGAACCCGAAAACTGCGAGAGTAAAGAAGTCCTCAGTTCGGAAGAAGGCCTTACTGTTCTTAAATCCGTATCGCCACTTTATAATTGCCTGTGGTCGTGGATGGTGGATGACAATGGTGAGAATGTCCTAGTCAATGCGGATGGATCCGAGAGGTTTCCCAATTTTGATTTATATAATCATATAGCAACATCTATACATAACGCGATTCCATCCCAGCAATTTACACATCCAGCTTTTGACCAGTTCCAAGTGAACCCGTCAGAAGTTGGGGATGTCAAAAAATGGCAGTTGTTTATTTAGTGTGCTTCTTCTTTTTCATAGTCTTATTCTTCTGATGCCGGTGAAAGCCTCTCCAATAAGAAGGTCCATAGCTAACAAGTAGCTCGTCCCCAGCTTTTATTTTACGTTTGCTAAAAACATTTCCATCATCATCCCACCATATGTTTGTTTTCATAGTTGTCCCCCTTGGACCATTCACGCGTGATACCCAGTTATAGCCCTTTTTTTCTCCATCGACATTTATTGTCCCGTTTTTTAGTGTGAGAACATATGGGCAATAATCCACGTCCTTGAATCTTTTAGTGAACTGGTCGGGGGTAAGTGCTTCTCCTCTATAAATCCCAAGCATTTCACCAGAGTTTATATCTTCTTTCGCAAATACCCCATTTCCAGCATTGGGTATGTTGGATGGCCTGATTTCTACGAGATGATTTTCTACATATTTTTCTCTTTCTGTTTTTGGAACTCCTGGGTAGAATTTTGTCATTTAATATATATTTATTTAAAATTTCGGAACACCTACTTTGACTTCCACTTCCTCTACTATCTTGACAACTTCCTCTACCTCTGGTTTGCTCGCAGTAAACAGAGTCAGCGGAACAAGTGTAAGAAGAAAGTCTATAATACTCGTGGATGATTCAGGTAGAAGCTGCATAATCATAAGGACCATCACACCCCCTATAATGAAATCTCGAGATATAGTTTTGATTGTGGGATTCTTATTTTCTACAAATTGGGAACTCGCGGCTCCAAGCGCTGAAATAACAACACCTCCTAGGATCATTCCAGTGACTAGGGGAGTTTGTGACATTCTGGCCGCTCAATAGGAAAAAAAGACGCGTCGGATAACGCGCATTAAGATAATTCCTCAAAATCCATTTGGAGCGTTTCTTCCTTGTTTTCTAAATCTTCAAATTCATCCATTGGCTCCGGAGAACCATCTAGTATTGTAACTTCCTCTAAATCAGCTTCGGGTTCAGCTTCGGGCTGTTTTCCTATTATTTTATTATTCGTATCAAAGCCTGTAAAGGTAATAGGAACTGACGCGATTTTCTCCTCGGCTACTCTCTTTTCCTCAGCTACTCTCTTTTCCTCAGCTACTCTCTTTTCCTCGGATACCCTGTTCTCCTCAGCTACTCTCTTTTCCTCAGCTACTCTCTTTTCCTCGGATACTCTGTTCTCCTCAGCTACTCTCTTTTCCTCGGCTACCCTGTTCTCCTCTACCACTTCTTCCTTCTCTTCCAGCTCTTCTTCATCCTCATCCTCTTCCCCATCCTCCTTCAAATATTCTCGAAGAATATTCTTCACAGGTAACATACTTCGTATGGCCTGTTGAATTCCATTGTGAAGTATAGACTCAATCTGCCTAAGATTCTTCTGACGCTCAATAGATGGCACAGATACAGAAAAGAGAAATGTATTGGACCACAATAGGCGAGCACATTCCGTAAGAGTTCTATGAAGAAAATGCTCCATCCGTGGAATTGTAATTTGTAACTTTTTTTGCCGTGTGGTAAGACGGATAGCGGATAGAACTTTCGTATGAGCTATGAATACCGCTGTTAGCAGCTCTTCCAGATAGTCGCAACGCGTTCCAGAAGCCAAGCTGCTTGTTTCACGCTGAACTTTATCTACATTCCATTCGGGGACAGTCTCTAACAACCCCTGGAATGCCAATAGCAGCTTGTTAGGGTTCTCCTCCTTCCCCTTTGCTTCTTCCAACATATCGAGGAAATACTGCTGAAGAGCCGGTAACATGTATTGACATAACTGTTTCGTATATTCACTCTTCGCTTCAGTATATACTGAAACACCTTCACCCGTTAATTCCATTCACGGAAATCTCTGGAGTATAGATGGAGATATCATTCTGAAATAGGACGCGGTGCATTCAAAAGAAAATGGCTTAATTGAATCCAAGGAGAAGATCCTGACCCAATGGCCTTCACACACTGCTGAACTAATTTCATTTCGGGGCCGTAGATTTCAATAATTTTATCAATATATGTATAGGGGTCTTCTCCATTTCTTCGTAATTGTGGAATATCTTTCCAAGCCGGAAGGATATTCCTCAAATCCACAGAAGTAGAAATCCCACAATGTGCTGCGATTGCCTTACTGCGCAATGCTCTTTGTGATTGCTCGGAACGCATGCTGACAACCGTACAACGCGAAAGAATGGGTGGAGAGAGCTTCCAGAGTTCACGAACTTCTAAGGCGCATGTGACATTTGTAGCGGCAGTTTCCAAAATTCGCCTTAAAAACGCCTGGGCTTCTTGGGTAAGATCATCCGCTCCCTCAATCCAAACGAAAAGACGCTCTTTGGAGCGAACTTGTTGATGAAGAACCTCGCGCCCTTCACGAAGACTGCGATCTGTTCGCGCATTCCAGCGAAAGAGTTTGGCCTTTGCAAAAGCTGCTTCTTCTTTGATCCATCGGGTCTTTCCTGTGCCAGGTTCGCCGCTAACAAGCAGCGCACCTTTCCAGGTCTTTGACATTTCCTTGTATGGGGTTGTTTTCAGGGTTTAGGTGTTTTTAGAGGTTAATCAATACTTTTATAACGTTTTGCGAAGCGTGTTCGTTAGATTTCCTTTAGAATCCGAATATGGTGTATTCTCAGTGAGTATTTTATGGATTTCTTCCAGATCCTTCGAATCGAACAAAAATGTTTTGTCATCTTTACCAATTATTTCAAAATGTCCATTATTAAAATTAATGATTATAATTCCAGGAACTTTATCACCTCCAATCTCTATCACAGAGGGGGGCATGCCCACCCCATTCTCTGCTTTATATGTTTCCAAGGATAGTATTTTAATCTTACATATATCCGCAAGAACACCCATTACATCATCATATAAGTAATTGCCTGACTCTAATTGCCTTACAATATCTTCTCTTTGTTTTTCTGTTTTTTGTATTTTATGTTTAAATCCTTCAATATATGCCGGTAATAAATGGCGTCTAAAGATATTGGATACTTTACATTGGTGATCATCATCTAATTTACGATACGCAGGTGAAATACCCATGAGAAATGAAATGATTAAACAATCATTCTTACTACATCCAGTATTTGTATAAATATTATAATATTTAAACTCTTTATTTAATTTATTAATACTCTTTTTTTCAGTCATACCACTCTTTCCAGGAAACCCGTATTCAATATATGCATTTCCTATAGGCATAGTTTTAACCTTCATGTTCTCTTCGCCTTCAAGAGCATATCGCTCACGAATCCATGTATCAATAGTATCTGTAGTAGGATTTAATACAGCTGTAAAATATGCGTATTTTTCGGAATCAGTTTTCCATAATTTGTAATCCTTTAACTTATCATTTAATTCTTTCGATTCCACCAAGATTTCAGAACAAGTTTTTATAAGTTTTGCAGAATTCGCAGAATTCACAGAATTCGCAGAATTCACAGAATTCGCAGAATTCACAGAATTCGCAGAATTCACAGAATTCGCAGAATTCACAGAATTCGCAGGTTGCACAAAAGTCCCAGAATTCACAGAATTCGCAGGTTGCACAAAAGTCCCAGAATTCACAGGTTGCACAAAAGTCCCAGAATTTACAGGTTTTACAAAAGGCCCAGAATTCAGAGGTTTCGCAAAACGCACCGATTTCACAGTCCTACTCGGAGAACGCCGCCCTGGAATACGCCAAAGATCTTCCTCGTAAAATCCTTTTTTTGGATCTTTAGGTCTATTTCCATACCACCCCCCTTTTTTTATTCTTCGTGTCTCCCCCATCTACATAGTTGCCAAGATTTCCTGCAAAAGTTTCTCATCATGTTCCGCATTATAGGCCAAATTTTGCGAGGCCATCAATGGGTTCGCATTCACTGCGTATACCATCTCGGGCGTATTCCTCTGTTTGCTGACATCCAGCTTCAAAGGAACTCGGGGACGTACTTGGCCAATGTCTCCTACACCCGTCGGCATTCCTACTACACGGTTCACCGCATTGGCCCTGTCATTTATGATATCGGCATTAATCTGTTTTGCTGTCTGATGAATATTCCCATCAAATACGGCAAGTGCCCCTCCATTTCCATGCATGGGGTCCCGACCCAATGCAATTTCCTGTTTATTCGGGTTCAGGCGCATGTTATATGCCGCGTCATGGCTGGTGAAATCCTTATTCACGGAATTTGACGGGCCATAGTATTCCGACTTGTTCGTGAGCTGAGACTTTTGGGTGGGCCGAGCAATATCTTCAGGATCATACACTTTGAGTCGTGTAGCTCCATCTGCCGCCGGTGCCGCCTGCCCCAACCAATTCCAGTTGATGGTCCCTTCACGCACAGTCGTTCTCGCAATATCATTCGGATCCCATACCGTAATAGCCGGTGCTCCTTGTGCATATCCAACAGGCGTCCCTGTCTGGCGGATATTTCCAACCGTCTCTTGACGCCTCGTAGGCCTATTGGGATCATCATAATGAACCGTAAGTGCCCCAGCTTCTGCCGGCACCATGTTCAGGCCCATTGTCCGCTCACTTGTTGCATTTCGCTCATTGGGCCTCACCTCGTATCCAGATCGCCCATAGTCAGCTTCTGGCGCATCCGTATCCGATGTCGTATAACTTGTCATATCCGCATTACGATATCCCGCCCCACCATATTGCTGAACCATAGGAGCACGATACGATCCTGTCACGTAAGACTCGCCGAATTCCTGCGCGGTAGCAGGTCCCACCGCGTCCGAGTTTGTTTCTGGACGAGTGGTATGCTTCAATACTTGAATAGGGCGTGTGGTCTCCTTAATCACTTCCCCATTCGTCACAAACAATCGTTTCCCACTCTCATCAATATAAAAGGTATCCGGGCGATATTTACGAACTTCGCCAGACTCTTGGGACGCCATACCAATAAAGTGTTGCCCAGGAACCACCGGCTGATTGTAGGTCTCCTTGGGATTATCACTCGTGCGCAGATCATCCGTGCGCCGAATATTATCAATCATGTATTGATTCACTTCAAACTGTTGAAATCCACCCTTGCCTGTGGCGGCAAACCCCTCATTCACGCCAGGAGCTACACGCACAGGCTCAAAAGGCCTCTCTCCTGCGCGACTCCTAGGGTCATTGATACGACTCTGGACGAAATCGGTTTGATCCTCCATACCAAAAGGATTCCCATACGGAGCTCGTGCCGTATCAAACATGGGCTCAATCTCCTTTTTCTTAATCTGTGTGACACCGGACCCAGTGAATGTATCAAGAATTCCCGAATTACTCTGCGCGGCAACGTTCTGTCGGACACGTCCCCCGAAAAAGGGGACCATGTTATTGTGAGTAAAGTCCCTACTTTGAATACGATCTCCCGTCAATTCACTCGTCACAAACCCCTCCACATAGCTTGGCTGCGCCTGAATCCCTGCAGGGTTCATTGCAACGGTAGGTGTGGCAGACTCTATAGGTTCGGGCTTGGGTTGTAATGAGGGGTTCATGGCAACCGTTCGCACAGGGGGTGGGGAGTAATTAAGAAGGGTTCCTTGCACACCGGGGTTTGGCTCACTGGGAAGTGCGGGCTGACCCATTGCAGTTTGAAACATGAGATCCAGATCTTGAGGAGGGGCCTGGGGGCCAGATCCACGAGGAGCCTTTGTGAGTGGATCCGCATCAGGACCACGTTGTGCGGCAGATTCAAAGGGTTCTACATCTTTCCCTCCTGAAAGACGTGTTACTAAATAGCCGAGGCCTGCTAATGCAAAAAGTCCCACAGCTTCCATGCTCTACTACTTAGTTCTGATTCGTTTAATACTAGCCAAACATGCGAAGGCTCTACGAGCTTTCGCGTGGTTGGATCAGGAAGACCCCTTTATACGTTGGAGTTCATAGTATGTGTTTTATAGCGCTCCTTATCCAGTGACTTTGCTGGAATGAAAAAGTCAAACGGCGTCTCAAAGGTGAGTTGCGGTTGGTGTGGAAGACTCTCCCAGCGATTCCACCCAGTAGCCCTTAATGTGCAGGGGGGATTCACGAGACGTTCAAACAGCATTGGGACAGTCTCATCAGGAGGAGCTTCCAGGGGAGTGTTATTCATCACGTTTGTAGTTGGATTGTAGAGTTTGTCATCCACCCGAAGGCGAGATCCGAATCTGTTAATACCCTTCAAGTCGGATTCAACGTCGGTTTTCCACTTTCCCGTAGGCCAGCTCACACCCGATTGCTGAATACGCGTGGTCGCATTCACCGGATAGCTTGATGGGCAATTCGCATCCGGGGGATTCAAATAATAACGGAGCGCATAAGATGTGATACGCATATCATCCACTTGGTGGAAATCATCAAACTTTCCACGTGTAAGTGCCTGTTGTTTCACTGATAGGGCCATGTCCTGCTACCGTGATGTGCCAAATTTAAGAACTCCCAACTCTTTTTTAGTATTTCTCGGGCCTAGAACATGTTTCCTTCTCCAATGGGGTAGGGCCAATGACGGCAGGGTATGCCCACAGCTGATATGTTTGAAGGGGCACGGGACTCGCGTTAATGCTTATATTCGCTTTGGGATTTTCTCTTACGATTCTTTCAGGGTTATCCTGGGGTAGGTGATGACGTGCCGTAGAATCGGAATTGGGTCGGGTAATACCCAATAAATCAGATTCTAGATCCACGGCATTTCCAGCAGCACGGGATACTTCGTTTCCGCCCACGAGTCCAAGAACGTGTCGACGTTCTTTCACATGCTGCACAAACTCGGGGAGTTGATCGTATCGCTGTGGGTTTTCTTTTCTTTCGAGGGCTGCGCTACTTGGAGCAGGAAATGCTTCCGATAGTGATGCCATTCTGTAAAGGACGGAGCAAAGCTGTGGCCTTAGCAATTTACATCCCGAATATAAGACCGACTAGGGAGTCCGCCGCGAATCCAGCCGGGCGATGCCATTTCGGGAATGAGGTTCTCAGGCTTTTGGATATTTTGCTTCACGGTAGGAATGAGTGGAATAAATACACCGTCGAATTGTTGCTCCGTAACGGTTCCACACTCCTTTCCTTGACGGACCTGCTCGGAGTGAAGCAACAGACTCTCTACTTCTGCATTTCCACGCCCGCCACCCATGTAGGGGACACCCAAGAAGGGGCGCGCTTGAGCACGAATATTGCAGCGGTTATTGTTGAATTCGGGCTGATTCTTCAAAACGGACTCCGAATCAATTTGTTTGTTATTAGAGCCGAAGCCTTCTCGTGCATACATAAGAAGCTCCTTTGCAGCCAGGGGATTCACATCGCGCGCATTGGGGACAAGATTCGTCGTCGTATATGCGCCGGGACCCACAGATTGTTTGTAATATTGTTCAATTCCACATGAATCATCTTTCGTATGAGTGAGACGATTGACCTGCATTCGCTTTCTGAATGGTGGAAAGAATATGCGTCCTCGTAAGTAGAATGGCCCAAACACGTAGCAAATCCCTTGCTAAAAAGTTCTGCGGATGCGTGAAAAAGGTTCGCAGAACAGTTCATGCGAAACGTAAGAGTAGTAAGGAATCGGCAGCAATCGCAATATGTACGGGGAGTGTTCTCCAGACTCGGGGGAAGACTCTGCGCAAGTTTTCATGCGATAAAGGGGCGAAACTTCAAACTCAGAAGCTGAAGCCCTAAGCGGGATTTACATTCAACCAAGGAAGTGCCCCACCATCTGTTCCGGGGAAACACGATTCACGCCCACCCTCCTTACAGGTTTTACCAGGTATCTTATACAGCCAATCTTGATAAGAACCCTGGTCGTTCGGAATACTAGTGCTCGGCATCGTAATAAACTCTCGTTGGCTCTGTGAACGCCCAAAGACATCCGTAGGGTCCGAGTAGAATTCTGTCCGGAAGAAGTCGTCCAATCCGACTTTCACGCTGGGATCCAAAACGGACATTGCCGCAGGGCGCGTCGGGTGATACTTTATCTCATCCACCAGAACATTCATAAAAGGGTTTTTTGCGCTGGGAACTGTGGCGGGAGCTGCTCCTGCCCCGATAACATCATATACTTCTGTAGGATTGAAAGGCTTCTCTATAGAGGCATCGGCCTTGACATCCGCCTTGGCATCGGCAAATCCTTCGCGCTCTCTATTCATTGTAATCAGCTCCCACATAAGCGGTAGCGAATAAAGAGCAGCAATACCCAACATAATCGGCATCACAAAGGGCCTGTTTAATACAACCTGACCAATCAAACCAATAAAAAAGCCCGTTAGAAAAACAAGGATTATAGTATTTACATATTCACTCGCACACTTCCCGTCCTTGTGCTTCTTTACAGTAAATCCAGTCTCCAGGAGAACTTTTACATTTTCCCACACATATGGCTGGCAGAATGGATATAACTTCATACTGGCGAAACCCTCTAATAACGGATACTATAACGTGCTGGACGACAGATTAGTTCTTTTTTCCAGCGGCCTTCTTGGCCTCCAGCTTAGCACGCAAGCGATTCTTCACAATCGCCAGACGACTCTTGTCCTCACGCCCAGTCGCACGTGCCAAATCAGGGTCCTCAAAAGAGAATGCATTCTTAAATGATTTCATCATCTCGGAAAAGGCCGGGTGTGATTGAAACTCGTTCATCAATTCCTCCGCCTCTGCAGCCAGATCCTCGGGTTTCAAATGCCCCTTTTGTATCTTGTCTTTCAACTTTCTACCCACACGCTCCATGGCGTTCTGTAGAATTTCAGGCTTGGACGTGGCGGCCTCAAGAAGAATCTCAAATGCCCGAGTGGGATCCTTTTCGATGTTTGCCATGTCCTCCGCCCGGAGTCCAAAGTCTTCAGGCTTAAACTCCTTCACCAAATCCTCCGCCAACTTTGCCAACTTTCCCTTTAGGAACTTTTCAGGAAGGGATGGAATCGCCCCACCACCCCCAAACATGTCCTTAAACTTATCGGCAAGAGAATCGAAATCCACCCGATCCAGCTTTGCGCGCCACTCTTTGGTGACCTTGTCAGCCCATGTCTTGAATCCTGGGTCGTTTTCATTCAACCCATTCGCATACATGACACAGAGATCCAGAATAGACAGATAGTCATACACACTTTTCTTGGTTTTGGCACTTACTGTTGCCCAGAGCGAAGGTTCAATCTGAACCCCTGGAAGAATCAGCCCAGGGCATACATACTCGTCACCTGGCTCCGCATGTTTTCCATAGACTTCCTTGTAATACCGATTCATCTTAACGGAAGCTTCCAGGGCACCAGCACAGGCAAGTTCAAGCTCTATCTCCGGAAATGCGTTGCGCAAATCAGCAATGAATTCATCATACTTCTTCTCAAAGGTAGTTTGCAGGGTAGAGGCACTCATCTTGTAAGATCTTTGATTCAATATACAAAGTTCTTTACGCCACCTACGCGTGATTCTGCAGAATAAAAATCATGATTCAAAAGTAATGATACTTTATGAATTATGATTATTTAATGAACATTTCATCGGCCCTGTTCTTTCTATGTTATGTCCCCGAACTCTATGCGAACTATAAAAACAAAAATGCGAACATTTACAATATCCCAGAAAAGATTGCGATTGTCTTCGGAACTGGTTTCGCCTTCAGTTATGCATACTTGAATATGGATCCCACACTTATGACCAATTATGGGGCCCTACTCACCTTGGATGTATTGGCACTTATTATGCGCGCATATTACGTCTATAAAAACAATCCTGTCACAGATATCCCTACAGTAAGACCTTTGACGCCCGAGCCTTCTCCGCAAGAACACACAGAACCTTTAGATAATTCCATATAGCTGTGTGATTCGCATCTGTCATAGTGGGCCAGTGCTTCTCAAAGATCAGAAGAGCCGGGGATATTTCATTGAACTGTTGGCTGATTTTCGACTTTGCGTAGGCAATAACAAACTCGTCATCTTCGCGCTTGATAGCGTCATTCAAGTCCATATACACATTCTCCCAAAAGAGATCCAGAATCATCTTTGGGTTGATTTTCTTAGTAGCCTCAATCGCCTCCACCGCCAATTTAATGTCACGTTCCTCGGGAAACGTTTCATTCAGCTCCTTGAAAAAGCGCAACAGTTGTGTATTGAACGACCCTAGCGCACTCATAATATCCTACAAGGAGATTGCGATTGTGCTTTAGATTCTTGTTCCGCGGGCATTCAATTTTTTGAGAATGATCACCCTCGGGGATATGTTACCTCCTCTTTTTCATGAAATATGGGCCTATGAATACATACGCTAGATATATAATTACCAAAACAGCAATAATTATCATAAGTATACTGAACCAGCGAGACATTTGACAAAAGAAACTCATATCATTCGCAGGGCATGAATTAAGTACACCCGTGTGAAACATGCCACCCGAATTGGAGAGAAAGTTGCTTGCTGCTGCTCCTGCTCCTGCTCCTGCTGCTGAAGCTCCAACACCCGTTGAAGCCTTTTTGCTTTTCATTCTACTATATCCGCCCAGTTCCTTTGGGCATATTCAAATCCCTATCCCGTTGGTAGGCCTCCATTTGTTTATCAAACATCTCCTCTTTTTTGGAGCGACGTTGAGAACCCGTAGGAGGAGCTGGGCCGCCCTGATTCGAGCCGCCCTGCGATATACTTCCATCCGGACCCCCGTTTAGAAATGAAAACGCCCCAGGAATGGTAGTTCCACCCGATCCTTGAGAACTCGTATCGACATCAATGCCACTATATCCGAATCCTTTTGCAAAGCTCACATTTTCAAACATACTAAACGCCGAGGGCTCTGCCGATCCTGGGGAAGAAGAGGGTGCTCCATTCTGCGATGTCGTAGGCTCCTTCATCCGTTTTTCATAGAGCCAATTCATAACATCCGAATCGGTTCGGGGTTCTGATTCGCCTGAAATAACAACGGTGGGAACTTTCTTCAACCAGCTAGGAAGTTGCGGGCGGTTGGGCCCCGGGTCTACACATATAAAACGGAAATCGCCCTTCCATGGCGTTCTTGCGAGCTCTGTAATGAATGCCTTTGACCATTGGCACTTGTTGCTGTAGAAACAAATATTGGTTGGCTGACTCATTCGGGTAGTTCCCCACTATTGAATGGATATAGAGATGCCGGGGATTTTAGACGCAGGGTTGAGCACCTAAAATTGAGCCCGCTATTTGAAGGAGCTACAAAGTAGGAATGTCATCACGTCGCGTCGCAGCTCCCGCCCCCCCCGCAAAGCCAGTATCGATCTTCAAGAATCTTTCTATGGAGGATCGTAACACTCTACGATTTCGCATGGAGCCCACACATGTTACATACGCAAACACTCTGCGCCGAACGATCATTACGGATGTAGAAACAGTTGCATTCGCATCCGATATAGCAGGGGATGGTTCTACAACGGACGTGGCCATCAGTAAAAACAGCACTGCAATGAGCAATGAAATGTTGGCCCATCGTATTGGCTTGCTCCCCATTCACGTAGAGAATCCTCTTGAATGGGATCCGGATGAATACACATTCAAGCTCGATATTACACATGATTCCACGGAACAGCGCGATGTAGTGGCATCGGACATTCAAGTGTTCAAGAATCGCGGGCCAGAGGAAGAACCTCTCCCGGTGCCGAGTGTCCAGTTCTTTCACCCGGATCCTGTCACGCATGATACGAGCCTTTTAGCCATTCTAAAGGGGCGCGTGGGAACACAGGAGCCCGAGGTCCTCTCTTTCACTGCAAGAGCTACTGTCGGCACAGGTCGTCAGAATGCCCGCTTCATGCCTGTCACGAGCCGATGTGCTTACGCATATACACACGACGACTCTGAGGAAAAAAAGAAGGAGTTATTTACGGCCTGGCTCACAAACCACAAGAAAGTGAATCCTACAGAGATTGAATCGAATTCTACGAGAAAGGGCGAGTTGGAGAGAGAGTTCGCCACCATGGAGATACAAAGATGCTACAAGATGGATGCACGCGGGGAGCCATTCAGCTTTGACTTTGTTGTTGAGAGTGTAGGTGTGTTGGACCCCAAATACATTGTGGCTCGTGCCCTCGAGGTTTTACAGAAGAAACTATTGGCCTACGCCTCTATAGATTCGGGCGACCTACCTGAGACTCTAAAAATGCGACCGGCGGATGCCCGTATGAAGGGATTCGACTTTCTATTCCAGCAGGAGGATCACACGCTTGGTAATCTTCTGAGCACATGGATGGAAAGGAATATGATGGAAAAGGATGAGATTAGCTTTGTCGGCTACAAGGTCCCTCATCCTCTGCGGGACGAGATGCTTCTTCGTGTAGGTGTGGAATCTGGAAAGGATACGGACGCACGAGCGGCAATTGCTAAAGCGGCACGTTCTTGTGCGCAAATGTTTGCCGATTGGTTGGCGCAGTGGTCGGCGGCAAGTATCTAAGAGTATAGTAGCATGGAGGGTGGAATCCACGTATACTGTATAAATCTGAAACATCGCACGGATCGCTGGGAACGTTTTTCCAAGCAACCCGAGATACAGGAACTCATGAAGCACTATACGTTTGAGCGGTATGAAGGTGTGAATGGTTCATCCATTGATATTATAAAAGATCACCGCATTTCCTTACGAACCAAGCGAAATGTCAAGGAGCATATCCGGCGAGATCACGAAGAACTGGATTCCGCCGGCGGCGTGGGTTGCTATCTGAGTCATACGAATGTGTGGAAACAATTCTTGGAACGCCCCGAATCACATGCTATAGTCCTAGAAGATGATGCATTCCTATATGACGGATTCGTAGAGGATTTACAAAGGGCCATGAAGGATACTACACTTTTACCTCAAGCACCTGACGTGTGGTTTTTTCATATGCCTAGTGAGTGGTATTATGAATACAAGGGGAAGGCAAATCCCAGCCTTGTAAAAGAAAAGAATCTGGGGCCCTGGATTACAAATACCTGCTCAGCCTTCACTGGTTATCTTATAAGCAAGAAGGGGGCGGAAAAACTTCTTGAAACTGCCTTTCCTCTCGATATGCACGTGGATCTTTATACATGCCTCGCAGGGGATCTCGGCAGAATTTTTACAGTGGCTCATAAGAATGTAATTGTGAGTCCTATAGGAATTAAAGAAATGGATTCGGATATTTCTGTTGAACAGAGTAATTGTTATATCTGTAATGTTCCCACGAAACTTGATACTCGTGGTATTATCATGGTGAATACGCCTATTCTTATTTTAGCTTTGGGGGCGATCGCTTGTCTGTATCTTTTGAATGGACGTCGTAAATAAATGCCTTTTAGACCTTATAAAAATATCGCTCTGTGATATTTTTATAAGAGCGCCGTGCTACATCCAATCTAAACTGTCTCTGGAATCTCTGCGATAGGAGATGGGAGATCGCCCACCTCACGCTTCGAGACTTGCGTATAAGGAGCCGCCTCCATGAGCCGCTGCTTCTCAAAATTACGCATGCTATTCATAACTTGATTCACATTCTGGAGACGGACCTTGAACCCCTTTGTGCGTAACTGATCGCGCCAATGCACATGGAGCATGAAGACCGCAGGCTTCAAGGCATCAGGAAGATCCTTAAAGGCCACCGCATGGGCTTTGTGAACATCTATGTAGGCAGAGAACACATCTGCGGCCTTGTTTCGTAAAGCTTGTTCGTAGCCCCAGAAGGCATCACGATCCTCCCAGTAGTGCTTCAAGTAGTCCATAACCTGATGATTGGCGCGTAGGCGGAAGAACCGATCCATGGGTAGGGCCTCTGCTCCACGAAGCTCGCGCATCATTGTATAGGTAGGAGTGCGCAACCGCCAGCGACTTCCGTGGCCATCCTTAAAGACGAGCCCTTGCCACCTCCAACCCTTCTCAACACTTGTCCGTCGCAGAAGATCATGAACCTCCTGGTCCGAGTGAAAGATCCTGGTAGGATAACTTGGGATTTGCAGGCGGGCAAAGGCCTGTGGCCAGTTCGTAGATCGCTCGGAAATGGTCATATATCCCGTATCTGTCACTGTCCCCACATGCACTACATTCAATCCAGGCGACGTTGTTCGGGCCACAATACGGTGCTCAGGATGCTGCGCCACAAAGCTCACGAATGCAGAAGTAGCACTCTGCTCTACACGGAGAGCATTCAACACATCTTTTAATCCATCCAGTGTCTTCAACTGCGTAGATGCGAGACACTCGGCGAACAAGTCCCCAAACGTCTTTTCACTATAGAATTTGTTGGTTCCACCAATCTTCTTCCGGGTGGCTACATGTAGAACTTCATCCGATCCAACCCAGGCATTGATCATAAAGCCATCCACGAAATTTTCGGTGGCAGACAACTGTGTCCCTAGAGGAGGCAGGCCCTCCTTCGCCTTGAAGGGGGCAACACACAGAGGCAAGTTCGTCTCCGTATTCCACACGACAGATCGAAACATTTCATTGTTGAGGCTCTTCCCTCTCGACATTGCCAGAACACCTTTTGTATCATCGCTCGGTATCCATGACACACCCCCCTCGGATTCCAAATGCGCACGTAAATCCTCAAACACTGGAAACCTCTGACGCAGACTCTCAAAATGATTTATACGGATAGACATCTGTTTATACATACCGTAACCAACGTTTAAATCGTCAATTTTTATGCGCGTAGGCTGCCTCGTTTAGAAAAAGCTCACATGACGATAGGATGGAAGATAGTTCACCAGAGTTTCAATTGGGTGATGGTATATTTATAACAGGCGGTCGTCTTGACGGGACGCGGGGCCGAATTTACTACATGGATGATGATCTAATTCGTATTCTTCCAGTGGGTGCTTCCGACAGACTAATAGAAATTCCTCTTGTGGAAGGGGATCTAGATCCAGAACTTGGTATCACGAATTTATTTCAAACATCCAAGCGTGCTGTTCCAGCCTTTGTATCTCAAATTGACGCTCATGTAGAACAGATTGCCGAAACATTTGGGATTCATGGGGAACCTGGAATAAACTACACAATCAAGGAGGTGAATGAACAAGAAGATAGCATAACACTCGTCGATGAAACAGGGGCAGAAAAGAAGATAGAATTCAACTTTATAGGTATTCCTCTGGATGAGAGTTTTGCAGTTCTCCGACCCCGTCAAACTGCCGCGCAAAATACGATGCCGGCAGATGTCCCAGCAGAACCTGTAGAAGAGAATATATTCGGTGAGATTGATGAGGAAGAATTGGAAGTGGGCCTCGTAGAACGCCCCAGCACCCAACGTATCTATCCTGATATTGTGCAGCGAAATGACATGTTCCAGAATCTTTTGGACATGGTGAATATAAACTCTCAAAAAAGCCCTTCCGTTCAAAGAGATATAAGGCGTCTGGTGGAGCAGCTATTGCTTTTACGGAATGAACTCGTAAAGTATTCCCGCACAGGAGAACCCGAGGGAAAGCATTTAACTTCTTTTCAGACAATCATAGAGTTATTGGATAAAACAGATATTCCACTATCACGCCCGGTCCTGGAAGCGAGTCGCAGTCTCTATTTTCAAAAAATATTTTCAGATGATGGTGGGGAAGAACCCCTTGTAAAAATGGCAGATAAGGATGTGGATCCCCAATATTTAGACAATGTCGTATATGATTCAAACGAGTATATGAATACGCAGCTGGCGGGGACAACAGGGCAAATCGTAACACCTGATGCGCTTCCACAGTGGTTTATAGGATGGGAAACATTCTTCAAACGATACTTGCGCTCATGGACAAGTGACGGGGCTCCAGGAGAGAATATTACATTTCAAGCAGATAAAGAATTTCTGCGTGCGCCAGTCAATAATGCCATTAAGCCCGTGGTGGATGGTCTGAAAAAGTTTGGCGATCTAGTAGGGCCGTCGATCAGCAATGTAGGAAAGGTTCGTCTTTCTTTGCTAAAGGGGCTTGGCCCGCGGACTACGCGTTTAAAGGAACGGGAGCCCCTAAGACGCATTGAATCTGGGGACGAAGGAACTCTGATAAAACAGCTACTATTTCCTCTAAGGGCGCAACGAGACCTCGGCTCTAGACGCTCAGGAAAGCTTGTACAAGATATAGCATTTAGTAAGTCGGCTCAGAAGACGATGATTGATATAATAGAGAGTTTAGGGGGGATACCCGCAGAGGCAGTGGGAGGTGGAATCATTTCCATTGGGGAAGGTGGGAACACATCGGGAAACATATCTATAGAAGATTGGCTGAAAGTACAGCCCATTCTCATTCATGGTCTGGGGGATGCCCTTATCCAATTAAAGAATTTGGGTATGGCGCAGAAAGAATTATCGGTAGATCAACAGGAAGTTCTTATAGAAAAGATCAAAATGTTTCTCGCGCTATTGAAAAATCACATTGCAACGGAACGAGTCAATTCTGCGAAAACTCTTTCAGGGCTTCGTTTGGAGAATGTACCATTTCTTCAGGGTGAAGCGCTTGAAGAGTTTATGATTAGCCTGGATTCGGAACCTCTTCTTCAAAAACGAATGGAGGAACTGAGGGCGCGTGTTCCTGCCTATAAAGAGAATGATATCGCGATGGTGGCGGGAATTGCAAAGGAAATGAATGATCTTTTTGTGACAGTTCTCGCAGGAATCCCTGCTCCATTGGCCCGAGAAAGAAACCGCTGTGTGCGCGACCAGTTCTTGGAAGCTCTTCGCCAAGCACTTCTCAAGGCAGAAAAGAAATCCAATGCGGGCGAGATTCCCCAGCCCATTCAATGCCCACACGTAGAAAGTCTGGAAGCAATACGTAAAGTGAAAAACGATGATGAGCGGATGCAGCTTTTGGCGCGCCTTCTCGCCCGTTTTCGCGGACCCACGAGGGACAATTGGATTCAATGTTCCGTCTCGGCAAAAGGTAATACTCACAATCTCCTATGTTACCATGAATTTCTACAACTCCAGGAATATCTTCATCCGAGAGAAAAGGACTCTCTTCACAAAGAGCTTCTGTTGAAATTTAGTGGAGGCATATTCCAGGGTAAGTTTATGTGCAAAAACTGCGGTCAGCCCATTTCCGAGGTGGAGTTTGATCAAACCATGGAATTTGACGACAATGGTAGGCCCATGGCAAATCGCGCGGCACTTGTGGATACCGCGGCAGTTGCTCAAGAAGAGGTCTCCATGTTATTGGATTCCCCTGACGAGGAGGATGCCTCCTTTGCCACAGATATGCAAACAACCATCTACAAGGCCGCGCGCCAGATTTTTGATCGCCTCGGCATTTATGCGCAAATGGACAGTTTCAAACATATTGTGGAGCGGGTGGAATCGGATATTCAGAAACAGCCGTCGCGCGAAGAATATACAAAAATGATAAAGGCCCGAAAGGGAGATGGAAAACCATTGGATTATGATGTTCTCATAAACAGACTCTTGGTATCCTCCGTTGGGGCACACTCTCTTATTGAAATTCAGTCACATGTTCCCGATTTTATTCTACGCTACAAGATTCCTGGATGCGTGGCAGGATTTTCTGGATATCCTATCGGCAAAGAGGAGGATAAGACAGGTATCAATTATGTTGCTTGCGCCATAGGAAATATAAAGTCGAATGAGCCTCCCTGGAGCTTGACCGGCTTCTTGGGTGTGTCAAACGAAAAGAAGCGGCTTGAAATGATTGCCGCTGGCATTCAGAAAATGGTGTCTGATTCATTGAAAACGGCCATTGTCCAACAAATGCTGTCTGTAAAACGAAGCCATTATGAAAAAATATATGGCAGAGAAAAGGTCACGGATAGTCTGCCTGAATATGTCCCCGCGGGCTTCAGACCTGTCCCCTATTTTATAACGGCGGAAGATGCGACGAAGAATATCGTCGTTCCAGAAGCCGCTGGGCCTCTTGAACTTGTCCGAGCCTGGATCCAAACCTCACACAAGCTCGCCAGAGAAAACGGGACATTTGTGCGCGGATCCCCCTTTTCTGAGACCGCCTGCTGCTATACACCTATAGGAGAACCACGCAGTTTCTGGATTGGCAAGGAATCTGTCCTTCCCAAACTCCCTACAAAGTCTGCCCCTCGTGGACAGGCATGTTCGCAAGTAACTCTTCGGTTTACACCGAGAAGGCCCACAAAACTTCTCGCAGATCCTCCTGAAGAATTGTTTTATCGTGTGTTTCTAAAAATATGCTATGATGGTCCCAGGAAGGGTCTGCCGCATGAACCTGGATATACAAATACCTGCGCTCACTGTGGATTCGTGTTTCCAGAAAATCCATACACGGTTAGCGCCGGCCCGCCTCTCATCAAAGAACTCTTAAAAGAATGGCAGACGGAAATGGATTCTATAATTACAAAGGGGAAATCGGCTCTTGAATCCCAGAAAGTGGTTGTAGATCGCAGCACCTTTGAAACAGTCTTAGATGCCACCCACAAACGATTCCATGTGGATATGCCGAAATATGCCGCGCCAGCTACTGGAACGACACTGCTCTCTAAATTTCTAGAACCCGAGCCATTTGAAGGATGTAATATACGTCTCTCGGAAACGATTACACGTGCGGCACGCCTAACAAAAAACGCGAGTGACATGGACATTGCCGAGGCATATGCCCCACTCTCCGATCACATGATAGAGGTTATGGGGGATATGCAGCTTCGTATGGGTGCAGGAGTTGTGAAAACAATTGAGAAACTCTTGAAACAGTCGCCCACGCAAGTCGTAGAGTCCGTGCGAACGTATTTCCTTGTTCCCTTTCAGCGCCTCATCCTGGGTTTCAAGCCTGAGAGCCTACGTGTTCAGGGTTCGTATGGACTCCCTAAAGATACAGCGGAGGATGTAAATGCGGCACTGGAATCGCACTTGGCCTATTTGTATTCTCTTAAGAAGGGTGTAAAAGGATATGCCGAAATAAAGTTGAAAGAGGCCCAACGACAGTTATCCAGCCTACTCCGCAGGATTCAGAATGAAATCCGCCCCACCCTCATTCCAGGAGGCGAACGAGGTGCCATCTATCTCGTATCGTCGCTGATTCTTGGAGTATTAGGGGAGTTTATAAATCCAAATGTAATACCCGAGGGAGTGAGTGGGACAGGAGGAACGATAGAAGCTACGGCGAGAGTTCCTATTCATATTCTGGAGGTCTGTATCAGTCGCTTACAATTAGAGGGTCTCAGCTTTACAGAAGATGAGATTCGGGACTTGATTTCTAGACGAACCGCGGCGGAGAAGGATTTATTCACAACACGACAGAATAAGATGACTCCCGAAGAGAAAAAGGCGGATTTGATGATGAAGCGCCTGGGTCTAGGGGCGTGGGCGGTAGGCGGGACAAAGGCAGTGTATACTTTAGATCCGGATCAATATGATCGAGAACGTGAGCAACGGATTGAGATGGGGTTGGGCGATTTTGCCATGGATCCAGAAGCTGCCGCCCGCGCCGCGCAACTTCTTCAGGAGGATACCTTCGGCGGCGGGGGTGTAGGAGCAGAGGCCGGCTATGACAATGAGCAAATGGCCGCAGATGATTATTGAATTTTTAGCGATACCACCATCAGAGATGAGTGTTCTTCTATTCAGCATGGTCTTATACCTCTTCGGTATAGTAGTTCTCTTGTATCTACGACCGGCGATCATGTTTCACAAAGATGGGCGATGGAAAGAATTCGGTGTGGGTCATGAGGATACAACCCTTTTTCCTCTCTGGATGTTTTGCATTGTATGGGCGGTAGTGAGTTATGGAATATGCCGTCTCTTTGAAGGGAAGGAGGAGGTCCTGGCAACAGTAGCAGCCACGAACATTATAAGGGATAACAGTGTGATGCCGCTTTCTGTTTCTGGGCCGGCGGATCCGGCCAAAACCGGATTTTATAAATTGAATACGGGTGCTTCCCGGAAAAAGGGGGCGCCCCGTTATATTTATGTGGGAACGGAACCCCCCGCAGATCTAGACGATAGCTAAGAATCAGATGTCTTCCTGGATATCTTTCGCGGCATAAATTTGTAGAAGAATCGTCAGCACGAAATTCACCAGGATAGATGTTATCAAGAGAATATGAATAGGCCCTGTAAATCCAAAGGGCATCATTTCAAGCGGGAGAAGAAGAAGATTCGCACAGAAGACTCCGAGCGGAGGTATCCATGCCGTTTTCAGAATACGCGCCACAGTGACAGTAGATTGTGACACATATTCAAGGCAGCCATTACAGAACATTGTTAAAAAGAGGCTTATCAGCGGCGTGATAATACACCCTACCAGCACAAAGAGGGATGGAAAGAGAAGGGCAAGACCGAAACTACACAGAGTTAAAAGAACGCCGTGAACAATCCCGAATGTCATACGGAGGGCATAGTGAAGATCATTGGACTGTTTTCTAAACGGCTTCTCCGAGGATATCTGGCTCGAGGTATTTCCTTCCATTGACCAGATGGAAGAAACAGAAGATCAAGTAGTTGCCGCACCGGTAGTCATTCCAGTATTGGAAGCTCCGAAAGAACCCTATGACAAAAAGGTATATGACAGTATTTTCAACTTCTTCAAGGGCAGATCCGAAGATCAGGCCAATTTCACATTCACAGAGGATGGAAATCTGGAGATAAAAGATCCTGAGGGCAACATTCAATTGAAGCGATTTCTTCCCTTGGAGCCATCGGATCGGGCGGCACTTGAAGAGTATCGCCTGGAAACCCTCGCAGATTTACAGCAGAAATATGAAAGTGAAATGGTAAGTCTGCGCGAAGCATGGGCATCTTACCGAACCACGGGGGCGATGCGGGCTGTGGTGGCGGCCAATCAGCGTGTAGCCGAGATGGATGCGCGTATAAGCGCTGTTCGCTCCGCCGTTCGCAATATTATTCCCATTGAAAACCCGACGACTCGTGAAATTCTCTTGAGCCAACCATATGAAGATCGCAAGCTTTTAGGATTCAAGGATCCCTTTGAGAAGAGTGTTATGCGCATGGCATTTTACGATTTCAAGCCGGAATACGATCAGGGCAAATATGTTGTAGATGCGGAGGTTGATACGGCTGTGGCAGCGGCGGAAGAAGCGGAAGGAGACGTTTCCGAGTTAGCCTACAGACAGATACTGAAGGATGGGCGCAAGGCACGTGTCTTCTTTGATACAGATTCGGATGTGAATGGCTTTTTGAGCCCTATGTGGCCGGTGGAATTCACGATGGGCGAGACTCGCTATTTTACGGCGCTTCAAGCGTATGAAGCTGAAAAGGCGAGGGAACTCGGAATGACGGATCTTCGGACAAATATCCTCAAAACGCGCTCGGCTCGCACCATTCGCCTAATGACTCGGGCAGTCAAGGGCGAACCTGTAGATGCAAAGGGGCTCTGGCTGAAAATATTTACGGAAATATATGGCCAAACAGAGACTCTAAAGGAGCGACTTATGGAAACTGGGACGGATGCGCTTGTCTATGCGGATTTGAGATTGGGACCTTCCGGTATTGGACTCGCAGAAAAGGACAGTCGAGTTCTTGACCCGAGTAAGTGGAAAGGAGAAAACGCAGTCGGCTTGGCCCTTGAGACTGTCCGAACCCAAATGCGGGAAGGGTCTATCCAGGACATAGCTGCGAACTCAAAACCCAAGGAATCCGTTATCACCGAAGAGGAACAGTCCAAGGCGAAAGTGGGGGCAATTATCAACGCAAGAAGGTTTAGGCCTGTATAGGATATTGTCGCAACGTCCCCTCATTCGCGTCACAATCCACCTTTTTAGCCGAATATTTGTAACAGATTCCGTTCGTATCCCGATACACACGTTCATTTACGTTCTGTGGATGGGGATATTCATAGATTGTTCTACGACCAGGTTCATAATAAAATATCATAAGAAGCCCGACACATATACCAACAATAAAAGGTATTAAGCGTATATGTTTCAACATCTACTAAGAGATTATAATTAGCGCTGCGATCCATACATATATCATTGTAGCGTGAAGTATCAGAATATGTTTGATAGTTCACGCTACTGCCTTTAGCGCATATAATATTAAACGATATGTCAGAGATGTTCGAGTTTCTTCGGACGGAGAGATTCAGTATGATATTTAGTTTTATTTTAGGAGTTGGTTGTATGGCGCTACTAAAGCCATTGTGTACTGGAAGCAGCTGTCATATCCAGAAAGCGCCTCCTTACGATGAAGTAAAGGATTCAACCTATCAAATCAATAACGATTGTTATAAATTCAACGCAGCGCCGGTTGAATGTCCGAAGCATGGGATCATAGAGCCCTTTCAGCGTTTCGTGCGGTGAAACCATTTTACTAGGATTCTTCAGAATACCTCGATGAGCACTCTTTTGTCTGAACTGGATACGGCTCCGGCCCAAGGAGATGGAGATTTCGTGCAAAACATCCTGAATGAGATGAATGGTGGGGCGGGTCCCACAAATCCTCCTATTCAGCCTCTTCCGGCAGTGGGTGGAATGAATCAGGGTGTTATCCAGGCGCCGAATCCCAATACGATTGCTCCTCGCCAAATGGATGCGGGGCCGGCTACCGCCCATATGATTGGCAACAGCCAACCCACTCCGGCGGATTTTGCGCAAATGATGAATACGACGGGTCCCGTTGCGGCGAGTCAGGGGGAATGGGGATCTAATTACCAGGCACAGCAGCCACGAGCTGTAGCTCCTGCCGCACCCAAACGCTCCTGGCTCGCACGCAGTATGGACGAAATTCGGGTTGCATCTTTTGTGAGTATCCTGGTTTTCATATTTAGCTTGCCGGTCGTTAATTTCCTTTTTGCACATTATCTTCCATGGAGTGTAAAATCAACGGGAGAGCTCACGATGGTGGGGCTTCTTATTAAGTCTATTGGCGCCGGAATTTCATTCTGGATTTTACAAAGGGTTATTGTTCCTCTGCTGAGTCTGTAAGCTACCGGCCTTCAGAACCCGCCCTGCGGGGTTCTTAATTTTGGCACATCACGGTAGAGAAGGGACACAATGCGTGAACTTGAAAAGTATGCCCCCTTTGTTATTATACCCCTGGTACTCTATACTTTATATGTGACACCTCTCGGAGTCGCATTGATGACGATTGGGTTTGCTGCTATTTTATTTGCACTGACGAAATCCAAACTGGTATTTCTGGCCGTGCTGCTACTGGCACCCTTCGTGGCACCCTTGATGCGGCGGACGGTAGAACCTGTAGGGATGGAGGGATTTCAAGCGAGGGACCCGATAAATGTACAGACCCGGCTGGAAGCGGTCAAGACCTCTGCCCCCTTGCATCCTAAACAGGAGCTTCCCGCCGATTATAATATTCTGAATAGTTCTGCTAAACACGTGGATGTCGTGACGGGAGTTCTGGAATCTCCTGATATTTTGGATAATACGCCCCTCATGGAAATAGAACAAATCGGTAAAGACGGACTGCCTGGTGTAACCATCCCTGCTTCCGCCAAGGCCCGTGTGCTGATTTATCCTCCCGCCGAAGACAGTGTTCCTGCCCCACGAGAGTCTATCAAACACGATCCTATGAGCAATCCCTATTTACAAACGGGTCAGGACCGCTTGGCCGAAGAAGTCAGTCTTGCGCAAAAGGGCACCGAGCTATACGCGCAGGATAGTGCGTCTCTGGATGGTGTTGCCTCTGGAGCGGGTCCAGCATTCTAAAGTTAAGCAGGCCCAAGGGAGTTCTTAATTTCAACACATCACGGTAGAATGGCCAAGTTCACTACAAAATGCCCCCCAGGGGTTTTTTGTATGACACCCACGTTCATTGTAGTTTGTGTTGCGATTCTAGGTATATGCTCATACCTGTGGTATATATACCAGCCGCAAAAACAGCTGCCGCCAATCCAATTCCAGATGCCGCAGCAGCAAGTAATCCAAGTAGAACAGGATGATCGTTATATGCGCGCGCCTAAACCCGAAAGGCACTGGATTACGCGACCAGATATTCCAAACGCAGAAGAAATATACGGAAAACTCCCACGAATTCCAACAAGAGGTATCCCCGAGACATATCAATCTATGGGAATCATAAAGACGGACGATGGGCAAATTCTGCCGCTTTACGGGCGTCGCACAACAGCAAGATCCGACAGATTCCAGTATTATACCCGGACAGACACTTACAATCCTGTCCAACTCCCTATTCGTTATAATCGCCGAGATTGTCAAGATGATATTGGTTGCGAAGAATTGGGTGATCGTGATGTAGTCACAATTACGCCTACGAATCAACGGGGGACAGCGACTATTTATCGGTTTGACGGCCCTACATACGTTCCTGGGATTCTTTAACGTGTTAAAAATGGCATATGACGATAGAGTTATGGCAAGTAACACATGTGATCCAAATTCAAACACATCCTTTCCTATAAACATGGCTATGACGGTTACAGATACCATGTATGATACTGTGAGCGAACCGATCACCATTGATTTTCAATGGGCAACAAGATCTACACCACCCGCATTCACTGTAAACAGTATAATAGATGAAGTTGGGGCAGGAAATACAAACCTCAGCACTCTCCGTTATTTACATAAAACGTACATGGTCGAAAGTGTACAAATTATACAAAAATCTCATAATAGCTGGATTCTCCCAAATACTGCGCAGGCAAACAATAAAGAGGATATTGCGATTATATATAAGAATGAGGAAAGTAATACACCCTATATAACATTCATTATCCCAATTATTCGCACAAGTTCCAATGCTAGTATCAATTATCTGAACGGATTGGCAAATCCTACTGCCTCTGGATCCTTTTCCTTACAATCGTGTTTTCCAACCAATAAACGAGCACGGTTTGCATATTATTCTACATGTTTAAAGGGAATTGGGGCGAATACGCCCTCTCAAAATATGAATATTTTTGTGGCAGTGAATGGGATAACTATAGGTGAAAGTATCATGGAAAAAGTTCTTAAAAATCTCGGCAACGTTTCATTCGCTGCAAAAATGACCGCGCCTTACACAATTCGCTTAAGTGGTAACAATAAAACCATTACAAACATGGAAAGCTTTACACAATATGTGATGAGCACGACCGAATTAATGAATTTCACGGCCTTTAAAGAATATTATCCGGAACTAAATAATGATCCCAATATACGAAAGGATGACGTGGGCGCATACAAATGCGTTCAAGTCGACCCAGATTCAATCGTAAATGGACAAATACAAGTAGATGTATCTACAGGAGAAGTTTTAAAGGATGTTCTTTCCGAACGCGAGGCAATACGAGATACACATTCCGTGAACCGCTCGATAGATAAAAACAGATTTCTAAACTTTTTTAATTCTGGAATGGGGATATTTATAGCAATCATATTGTCTATTATATTACTTTTTTGTATATTTTATGCGATATTGTATTGGACTGGAAGTCTTAATAATCCTAATCTGTATGTTACACCCACAACGAGCTTTCAATATGCCATAAAAATGCTTTCATCCCCAGCTTCTTCTGTCAATTATATTATTCTCTTTATTATTGCTGGATTTATTGGGTTTATTATAGGTGCTATGATCAATTAACATGCGCAAGGCCCTTTGCCTGTAGCATCTGAGAAACTTCGTTTGGTTGCGATGGAACTGTTTCCAAAGGTTGTTTATTATTGTAACTTTCACTTATACCATCGTATTTGTTCGTCCCTGATTCCTCCGTAGGTTCAAAGGAATAGTCTTCTACGTCCGCCACTTTGGATGGAGGATGGACTTCACCAGGCACAATATTGGGCGCAGGTTCATTCAGCTTTTCCACAGGAAATACGGGTTTGTCTTGAGGATCAAGATGCTTCGTCACGCGCTCCACCGTCCTACGCCGTTGTTCTAGAAACAGGGCAGCCACTGCAAGGAATGCGGCAAGGCCCAAGACATTGTCCACCGTAAGTATGTAGATTACAAGACACAGGAGGGCGAAAGCGCCTACCCTATTTCCAACAGTGAGTGAGAGAACGGAATAGGGGATATAAGGTGCGAGAAGAAAAACCGCGCCCGAGGCAATTAACGCGCCAAATCTAGGAGTTACTTTCATTCTTACTAATTGGCCTTTATAAATTTGACATACCTTTCACGCACTTTCAACTCATATGGCAACGAAAATCCTTACAACAAAGGGATATTCTATCCTAAAATCCCAACTCACAGAGTCACAGACCAGGGAAATGCATGAAGAACTCACGGTGGTTCCAGCCATGAATGCCAAATTCGCCACGAAAGCAGTTCTTGCCGCCGCCACATTTAAAGTGTATCGCGAATCTCCCACGCGATGGTATGTCCCTCGTGCCTGGGGTCAGCGCGTATATGGAGCCGCGGATGAATCGGTGATTCCTGAAGGGCTCGCGTTGCGAGAAGAGCTCCTGTTCAAGGGAAGCCCCTATGATTACCAAGAGGCAATTATGGAATCCTTCATGAAAGCCGGGGCGAATGGACTCATCTGCGTGCCATGTGGAAAGGGGAAGACATTCATGGCTCTGGGGATTGCCTCGCGTATTCGGAAACGATTCCTCGTTGTCGTAGATAAGGAATTTCTGATGAATCAGTGGAAGGGAGAGATGGAAGCCCTATTGCCTGGAATTCGTATCGGCATTGTTCAGGGTCCGAAGCGTGAGACGGGTCCTGAATATGATGCCACAATCTGTATGATACAGACGATATGCGGCCAAGATATTCCGGAATCCCTCTTTCACGGTTTCGGATTCACCATCTTTGATGAATGTCATCATCTCGGCGCACAGCATTTCTCCAAAACTCTCCAGCGCATACAGACGCAGAAAATGCTGGGACTTTCTGCCACTCCTACAAGAGAAGATGGACTCACAAAAGTCTTTACTTGGTTTCTTGGGGAACCGGTCTATTGGGAGAAAACCCGTGAGCCAGATCCCACGGTGGAAGTGAAATCAGTTGTCATTGAAACAGAGGATGTCACTTATAATACGGTGCCGACGAATTGGAAGGGGGAACCTGTCATGGCACAGCTTCTCGGAAATGTAATAGGATGTGAAGAGCGGAGCAAGGAAATTGTGCGCTGGATTCGGAAACTATGCGAAGAGCCTACACGACGTGTTCTCGTTCTTTCGGAACGAATCGGACTTTTAAATCGGCTCGAGGAGCTGATAAAGGAGTCGGATTCTGCGCTGACAATGGCCTATTATATTGGAGGCATGAAAGAGGCTGTCCGCGAAGAAGGTGCCAATACCGCTCGTATTCTTCTAGGAACCTATGCAATGGCGAGTGAGGCCATGAACATCAAAACACTCAATGCGGTTATTCTGGCAAGCCCGCGAAAGGCTGTAGAACAAAGCACTGGGCGTATTCTGCGCATTCGTCCTGAGCAGCGTCATCTGGCCCCTGTTATAGTAGACATTGTGGATAATCATAATATGTATCAATCACAATGGCGAAAAAGGCGCGAATACTATGAAAAATGTGCGTATAAGATTGAACGCTGGAAGATGGGAGCAGATTCAGGAAAGGTAATGGCATCAAAGAAAAAGGCGGACACAGAAGCAGCTGGCGATTGCCTCATTACAGATTAACGCATTATCATATTCGTTCCGCCCCTTCTGCAATTAAATACTACTTATAGAATATACAGTTGTAATAATTCTATTTGTATCAATAAAAGATTCATATTTATTCAGTGTAGTTGTAGATATACCTTCATTAAACATGCGCACCCCTTCATTCCATTTAGAAGTGATAGTCGACTCGGTTTGTGATATTTCATCAAGTGGAAATGTTTTCATATATCTATCAATGAAATCGTTTCGTATTACATATATAGCGTTTTTGGTAGGTATTAAATTTTTCTTACTTTGTGCGCTATCCAGTTTTGCTTTGATATACGTATTGGATGAATTTTCTAAAGATCTAAACATATTTGAATCATTTGGATATAAATTCACTAAATCTTTATTTGATGAATAGTCTGAGTAGGCATTTTTTTCTTGATTAATAGACGTGCTGAGATTGAGTAAATTTACCATATGATTATCGTAAGTTTTATATACACTGTCAAAAGTATCTAAAAATTCCTGTATCACTGTCAAATTTTTATAAGCTAAATTGATAGTTGAAGTATTCATATTCACATTCGTTTCGGATGACTTATTGTTTTTAACATTTTCTAAGACACACATGTCATAATAGGTTTGAGCATTGACCTGTTTGGAAACTACATAAAGTTCTCTTTGTTTGAACGACTGAACATCTCCAATTAGTAAATGAGTAGCCATTTCTGTATCATATATACGTAATTTAATATTCTCCATATCAACAATAGTAGATTCTGTATTCATGACACTAATAGTTCCATATATACTGCTTTCATTTTGTATCAATGAACTATTTAATTCTATGCGTTGATTAGCTGTGCTATAGTATAATGTGGAATACTTGATAAACTCTTCCGTCGCATTTACATATTCTCGCCCCATAGCAGTAGAATATGTAATATTACCTACAACGCTTGATGTTAAGGCTGTATATTCCTCACGAAGAACTTCAATTCGTGCAGTAGTTTCATCTATTCCTGTTTGATCATTTCCATATGTATTTATAGTGTTTTGTATTTTATTCATAGTATCATTAGAACCTGCTACTGTTGAAACGTAAAATGTATTATATAATGTGTAATTAACTGCGCTTTTACGCATTGTACTATAGCCATCGCTATACATAGACGAATAATATGTTAGATTTGCGTCAGATGTACTGAGGTAATCTCTAAGGGAACTTATACTCTTTGATCCTATATCCACCGCGGCATCGGATGCTTGAATCCAACGTGTTTGACTAATTGGTATCTGTGTATTGATAGCATTACTCGTTAAGCTTATTTGATTCTCTAATTTAACATTTTTATCAGCCAATGTACTTGCCAAAAGAAACCATCCATCAGCTGTTGTTCCAGATATTCTTGTATTATATCTTAATGCGGCATTATAATTATTGAGGGCATTTATATAATTACTAGAAACAGAGGTATTCGTTGACACTAGATCGTTATATGTATCAAACAATATTGCCGTATCGTATAATGTACTTAATTGTATGAGACCTGCTGTTGTACTAGAATATACATATGTATATTTTATTTCGTCAATTTTGTATTGGGTTAATCTTGATTGAATAGATTCTCCATCATCATATATTTTGTTAAGTTTCACCGTTGTACTTAATACATTATCCGCACAAAGTTGCATGTATGATAGAGATTTTTGTTCATCTATCTTAGATTTCTCATACATCGAGCTTAATATAGTTGTACTGTGTTCATAATTTTTATAGAGATTATCAAGGACAAGGTATTCAACATATAGAGTAGAATAATGCCTAGCTGCTAGTTCAAAAGAAGTGTCGCCTTTCTCTTGTAAATCTAATTTTGATTTGTCAATCTCTTTTATTAAATCATAATATACATTTATTTCATTATCTATATCTTTTTTCATATCTAGATAATTCTGAACGGTTGAATCAATTTCATTATTAAATTTTGTAACGTTTACGCTGCGAACATTATAACTTATTATTGAATTATAATTTTGAAGAATATCTTTATCAATAGATTCGATGATTGATTCTTTCTCGGCGATACGTGTCTCGTATTCGGATACTTCTTTGGAATTAACTGTTATAGTAGACATTTGATTCAAAACAACTGTGCCGACCACAGTAGAGTATCGTTGAATATCTTCTATGGGCCATGATTTCAACTCATCTATGGATAAAAGTTTAAAATTATCAACGGTAGGAATAATATTACCGCTGCTATAACTCATCTAGTTCTCTAGTAGTTTTCTGTTTAAGATGTTCTGGGTCTTGTTGGACCCATGGGAGCTATGACATGCGATAGAAGAATAGGGTTGGACCCAGGAGGTCGGAACCCTCCACCCGATTGATGAAATGTACCCAGAGGACCTGGTGGTTTATCATCTGGTTGTCGTGGTCCAAGGCCAGGATTGCGAAATATAGTATGCCCTCCTTTCATAACAATATACTCTTGAATGAGTTCTGGACGGATGAATGACATTTCTAACTCCATGGGATGATTTTAGAAATGGTATGTGCTCCGCATATTTAATGACGCCTAGATCCGCGACGCCTAGATCCGCCCCGCTTATATCCGCCACGCCTAGATCCGCGTCTCTTACCACCCCCTGTTTTAAAGCATACAGGAGGTGTTGTTCGTGCTTCATAAGGTGTTTGTAGCAAAGAGGGCGCGCCAGTGCTACCTACCCATGTGCTTGGTGTATTCGTGTATCCGGCCGTAGGAGCTGCATAGAAGGCGCTGTCTACTCCACCTACTCCGCCCCGCTGATTCAAGGGATTTGCGGTGGTGATTGAACTCTCACATGGGATACGCATCACCTGTGGAGGGCCACCCGCCCAAGGAGCTGCCGCACCAGGAACAGGTGTGGAAAGGTCAAAGGAATAGCGACCACCCGCTTGTCTGCGGGTTCCACCACTCATACCCGGGAGCCCAAGTCCCGTTGTGGGATAGGAAATTTCCCCGAATCTCTGCGTGGCCATACAAGAGGACATGGGAAGAACTTCTGCCGTATTCCCTATAGGGGCACCGGGTGTAATAGGGCCCCCAAACGCATAACTTTGGCCGAGGCCACCTCCCCGCTGCCGCCTTCTTCTACTTACTTTCCTATTGCTTTTCATAGCTTCCTCTACTGAGAGCCATATATTTTTAGACCAACGCCATACCTGTTATTTCATATCCGTTGAATTCGGGTTTCCATTCAACATGTACCCACACCCCGTTTTCCGCAGCAGAACGAAGCCTTAAACTGAGACTAAATTGCTGGACAGAACCTCTCCCTATACATCTTTTATCCGCATCATAAAGATCATATACGTCGGGCATTTTATCCACGGGAACGGCCAAGGCCTTTTGAATCGTCGAGGAATTTGAAGCAATAGGCAGAGGCAGAGCTGCTGCCGCAGGCACCGCACGATCCTGTTTCAATCCCGCATGTGCCTCTGCCGCTTTTTGAAACTTTTCCAAATACCAAATCATCCTGCGCCGCCCAGCCATATCCGGAATGAATTCTATACTCTGCGTCCCAGCCCATTCCTTTTTTGCAGAGAATTCCTCCATAGACATTGGCTGGGCAACACTCGCATAAATACCACCCAGGAGACGCGCATCCGGGACCCAGTGATATTGGACAAACTCCTTCAACTTCTCGCGCCGCTGTGTAAATGTCTGCGTTGTCATGAGGCCCTCCCCACGCCACATCCATACATCCTCAAGACGCAACGTATGAAGAACATCATCTAGCGTGGCAATTAAGACGGACCCACCTCCCTCCGAAACGGTCTGAGATACACGCAGACGTAACGTGCTCGCATCTGCGACCATCGTTCCGCGCCGCCTACGAAACTGATAATAAATTGCCGGTATTCCGGGTAAAAAGATTAAGAATCCGGGTTCCCCCCGCCCTTCGTTTGGAAGTGCGAAAAATGTCCCTCGCTTCAAGGGAGCTTCCGCTCTTTCAGGATCCAGACGTTGTCGTAATACAGTTTCTTGTGAGCATGATTCCAGTAGCTTTTTCGCAAGTTGCTGGAATGACGCTGGTGCGCGCTTTCGCCTCACGGCGTGGATTTCACGATGACTGTTGCGGAGACTTCCTTCAGAGAGTCCTTGAGCTTCCATGTCTATTCTACTATAGAGTTCATCGCTTAGGCCTTTAAAATGTGGCAAACCGATCATCCTTGGAAAGATCGTTCGCAAAGACGGATCCCATAAAGCTACCACCATTCTGTGCAAAATCGGGAGAGAACTGTGACTCGGATGCCGTAACCTTTGCACTACCTACACCGGATGTGGCTAGGCGATTCATTCCCGAATTGTCAACACCGGGCCCGAAAGAAAGCTCTGGGTGGCGCATAGAATCTTCAATAGGCGCCTCCATATTTTTATCATCATACGGATCAATTGGGTTCACTTCCGGGGAGAGACTCGCAGGAGTATCGGGGGGAGCTGCTGCATTCGGGGCATTCGGTCCTCCAGGAGAGACAACCCTCTTTTCCATGGGAGGGTCCACCTTGGGAGGAGGTGTGGGAGCGGGAGGAGGAGTTACAGGGACATTTATCGGGTTGACCACGGGAGGCCCCGAGGGAGGAGCTTTCATCACAAACGATTCCCTCTTTGTGGCAAAAAGGCTGGGATAATAGGCATTTACAAGCAGATATCCCACAAAAAGAAGAATGGCCAAGCCGAGTGCTAACCCTAATGTTTCAAACATCTGGTCGTGGTGAGGAAAAAACAAATGATTTATAAACCCGGTATGGAATATAATGAGTGCGGTAGAAGATATAGTGCGTGGAGCAAATCTGTCGTTTTCTATTGCGAAAGATGATGGAACCTTGGAAGTATCGGAAGTTATTCGTATCTCTCTTGACGTTGCAAAGAAGGTATATTCACTCCAGCACCTTTCGGAGAAAGAACAGGAGGCGCTTGTGACATTTTGTTTAAAGAAGGGCCTCGCTGCTGCGGGCGGTTTGAGTGGCCTCCCCGCATTTGCCGCCGTTCAAGGACCTGCCTTGGAGGCGCTAGAGGGACAGGTTTTACATGCCGGCTTGACGGCTGTAAAGATGATGCGGAAGAATATACCCGCCCTTTTTGCCCCTGCGAAGAAGCTCCTTGCCCGATGTCTCCCCGTCTGTTCTCTGGTGGCTTCTGCCGTGAAAGTTCTGGATCCAAAAGACAGTGCAATTGTTGAGGAGGCTCTTCGCTTTGTTTCTGAAGCAGCAAGTGCCACCCAGGAATCTGTAGCTCCAACTTCCGGGAATCCTCCTGTAGCAGCAACATCGGATACTCCTCCTCCGAATACATCCGAAATGGAACCCACTCCTCTTGTGGCGTAGAAAATTCCTCTTTTATGATGTCTCCCTCCTTTATCCGCGACTGTATACGCCAACAGCGCCATGTATCTCCGTATAAAAATCCTACATATTCCCCTGCATCATAGATACGAATCTTTGATGTAGGTGTTATATCTGACGTCGCGGGTGTCCACTCACTCACCCACATTCCTGTGAAAATGTATCGCGGGCTGTTTAACCCTGGATCCCTAAAATTTACCAACTAAAGCCTAGCCCCCATTCTATACAGAATGCCTCCGAAGAAATCGTCCAACTCCGTTCAGGTTCTTCTCTTGACCCAAAAGGCCGAGGTGAAAGAGGTAAATCTGAATACAGCACCGAATGGCTCTATAACGCTCGCCATGTTACAGGCTCTATTGAAAAAGAAAGAGTCGCCTGAACTCATCGGTAGCTATAAGAATAGGGCGCAAACTCTCTTCTTATTTGGATATACATCGGGAAAGGCCGGGACCGAGAACAAGCACGAGCTTCCGCCCCCTCATGACACCGTTCTCTGTTTTGGAGACACTATATTACTCGCAAGTAAAGATTCCAAATCGTGGTTGAATCCGGTCCCTCTAAAGGCAACCGATTATGAGGCCTTCTATACGCGTGCCTTTGGAGGATTTGAGGATCTTGATTCGGAGGAGGAAGAAGAAGAACAGGAAGAGGAGATTCAAGAGGAGGTGGAACTAGAAGAAGAGGAAGAGGAGGAAGAGGAGGAAGAAGAGGAAGAAGAGGAAGAGGCGGAGGAAGTAGAGGCAGACGCAGAAGCAGAGGAAACTGAAATTGTTCAGCCAGTGAAAGTGGCTAAAAAGAAGTCGCGGAAAGTGGTGGCTTCCAATGGACCTGGGGCAACACAAGTGTATTCTACATATCTCTATGTGCCGATAGATGAAGAATTAGTTTCTGAAAATATGACAACCGAGTATGATCTGGAAAATATAGCGCCTGCACGGCGAAAAATTCATACCGCTATTACACAACTCTTCACCGAGTATTTAAATCCACAAGAATGCAATGAATTCGAGAGATGTATATACAATGGTGCGATTCGTATAGCAGGTCAGCGGCATGTAGGAAAAGCTTGGTCGCACCCACCCTTTGTAGAGGTTTATACGCAATACGCCAAGCATCTTTCTTCCAACTTTTATCCCAAATCCTATGTTTCGAATACGGAATTATACGACCGCTACAGGGCAGGCGAAATCACATTCAGTGACATCTCAGAGATGGACACATATCAGCTATTTGAATCGCGTTGGGCGCACTCTTTCCAGCAACAGCAGATTCGTGAGAAACGGCAGCTGGAGGGGAACAAGTCCATGGCTACCGACCAATTTCTCTGTACCCGCTGCTTCAAGCGTGAATGTACATACTATGAAATGCAGACGCGTTCGGCAGATGAACCAATGACTATATTTATAACATGTCTCAACTGCGGAAAACACTGGAGGCAGTAAATGGGATCGCAGCTTAGAATGGAACATTCAACCCCGGCTTCTACTACGCAAGTATCTATGTCATTAACCACAGTTATCGGTGAGAATAGCCAGGACCCTTTTCCAATGATAGATCGCGCATGGGATGTTTTTGCCAGCAAAGGTATTCGCACCGTTTTTTTCAGTATTGGGAATTCTAAATCTGTGGCCGCAGATCTTGATATCGCAGAAGGGCTTGGATGTCCTGCGCATGTAATGCCGTTATCTCCCAAGGATTCCGAAAAGTGGGCCGAGGTTTCACGGATTCTAAAGGAGCGAAAGCGCGATGACACATGTGTTCATAGCTTTTCGGTGGGTGCCGATAAAAAGTGGATTCTTCCTAAAAATATTCGTGTTCTTCCAGCTCTTCCTTGGTGGTCTGCCGGCCAACTGGATCTTTCCGATGGGCCTGTAAAAACGGAAGATTGCATGAAGGCCGTCACGACAGCATGTGAGGCAATGAAGTTAAAAGAAGGCTCTGTGCGAATTGATATTCTAAAGATTGATACTCGTTCCTATGCGCCCGGCCTAGAGAAGGCCATCTTGGGCGCGATTTTAAATGCCGGATTCAGGCCTGCGGTCGTTCTTGTCCATTGGTCCGCGAAGCCGGATATAGATCTCTCTACAACGATTGCAGCGGGTCATCTTCAGAATACAGGGTATCGCCTGATTTCTAAACTTGATAACAAATTCCTCTATTATTTCACGGATAATGACATGTACCAGATCTGTAGCTGGGAAGATAGGTCCTGTATGAATCCTATGTGTAACGCAATTGCCTCTAGTTTTGATTCCATTTCGAAACAAAACGTCTCTAAAGAGTAAAGGGGTCGGATGCTGGCAACTTCTCCCATTCAATCGCCCCTTGCTGAAAAACGTCTCACCTTCTCTGCGATAGCAAAGCAGATGATAGGCCGCAGGGCATACACAGATTCTATTTGTAAAAAAATGAGGCCAACCAGTCTATTTCAGACAGTGCAGCATCCCATTACAGTATCATCAAATCGCTAAGGCGCCAATATTCAAACGTCCCGTCGGGCATGGGCCTTTTAATAATATAGGGTAGGCGTCGCTGTTCCAGCTCCAATTTGGCTATATCTAACGGCTTCGTCATGTATTCAGGAACAGCCACAAATGGCATTGCCCCTTCTGCTAACTGATTTGTGCGCGCACCAAGGATCTTTGTGCGCTCATATACAGTCAAGAAGGGCGGACTTCTATGATGAGTGTCTTTATCTACAGGTGGGGCAGCGGTGAGAGGAACTTCGGGGACTATTGTTTCAGCATAGTCCAGAACGGTTTCTGGGTGGAATTTATAGAGAATATCGAACGGGTCTTCGGCAGTAGGGGCGGCCTGGGCCTCTTCGCCATCCAGTATAATAGTATCGAGAGCATCCTGAAAATCATCCGCCATGTCCATCTCATTCTCCATGTCAGCCATTTTATACCTACTATTGTTGGGCAGACAAAGTTATTAAATTTTACCGTGGCGGCTTCGCAAAATTGAGGGGGCTTATGGACTTGACGTAAAGTATAAGACAGAATGACTACCCCCGAGCCTACTATTTCAGCGACCGAAGATGTGACCATCTATAAATCCTTTGATGAGATGGGTCTACCAGAACAGTTATTGCGTGGAATTTACAGCCACGGTTTTGAGGTTCCCTCTGCGATTCAACAAAAGGGAATTGTCCCTATTAAAGATGGCCTAGATGTTCTGGCACAGGCACAATCAGGAACAGGTAAGACTGGGACATTTACCATCGGATCCCTTTGTAAGATAGATCCCGCCTTGAAGCGGGTCCAGGTCTTGATATTAGTGCCGGTTCGTGAGCTTGCGCAGCAAATAGAGACGGTGGCGAAATCCATAAGTGTATATATGGGTATTAGCGTGTATTCTGCCACGGGTGGCACTCCTGTTCGAGAAGACAGTAAGGCGATTGAAAAGGGTTGTCAGTTTCTTATCGGCACACCCGGGCGTATTTATGATTTAATGAACCGCAATGTCTTATCGAGTGAGCATATTCGTGTTCTCATCTTTGATGAGGCCGATCAGATGTTAGA